TAATATGGAAATGAGAACCAAAAAGAATCCAAAACAAGTTTTCCATGTTGATAAAAATGCAATTAAAAATTTAGAAATTTTTAGGCAAAGACTTAAATTCAAGAGAAATATCACCGTTAAAACATAAATAAGGGACTAGGTAGCTCAAAAAGTTATAAATGTTCAAAATGCCATTTGGAGATAGATAGAGATGTAAATGGAGCAAGAAACATTTAGTTAAAAAATATAGGCTTAGATGAGAGTCTTTAAACAAAGAAATTCGCCAAAAGTAAATTTACATTAACTTGTGAATTTTGCGAATTTAGTCATCTGAAGAACATCGCAACCTTTATATTGACAATAAATTCAGCGATAAAGCTTATATCTTCATCAAAAAATGGATTGAAATTGGATTGGAAAGATTAGTTGCAATTCTTAAAAGTAAGGCAATAGAAGATATAGATGCAATTATATCAATACATCAAGTTAAATATAAAGATTTAATAGATACTTTGCTTACTAAAATGGACAATTTTAGTAATACACAATTACATAAAGAATTGAATAGTAGAATCAAGGATATTTTTTATAAAAATCGTGATATTCTCAAGTTAAAATATCTTGATTAACTCAGAGAAAATATATAATACAAATAACGAGTAAAATAATGATGGCGAAGAAATACCACAAATTATTAGAATTCGTCACAGATCCATTAAGTTGATCGAAACCCTCAACAACACAACTTCCGTCCATACATGTCTTCATTGTTCCATCAGCTTTTTGGATGTTGTTCAGTACACCATTTGGATAAGTGTAAATTGGTAAACCTGATGCAGTATAATTCTTAAACTTCGGATAAGTCCTGTTCCATGGATGTTCTCTATTATTCCATGTTTTCAATGGAAAATAATTAGAAGGTTCATATACCATAGTGGGACCTGCTAAGTCCATTGGTACTTGAACGGGTCTTTCAACCGAATACTCATCAATCTTGTTTTTCTCATATTCATATTCATTCAACCAATAATAATCATTACTAAACTCATTACCTCTCTGTGGATTAGAATTATTACTTCCCCCAGCATTATTACAGACTAAACCAACAACACCTTGGTCTTTATTATCAACTAAATAACAACTATTTTGTTTATAAGGTTGTGGATTAATTTTACTTTTTGTTTTTTCCGGATAATTAACTAATTGACTTCTTGGAGCTGGTGGTAAAACATTAGAATAAGAAGAATCATCCTCATTTTTATGCTTGGGTGCAATAGAATAATTATTTGCAGTAGTGTCTATTGGACCATCAACATTTGGAACAGGATCTCTGTTGAAAGGAACGCGTAAACCAACTTGTGATCTTGGCAAATTTCTATCAATGTAATTGTTGATATTCATATAATCAATAGTTAGAAAATAATATTATCTAACTATTTGCTCCAATAAAAAAAAATAAAAGATTTTATAATTTACATATTTATGGTATAACAATTCTGTAACTGATTTCAACACCATTCTCTCTGTTATTTCTCACAATTTTACACACATCTCCAACTTTCATTCCGTGATATTTAACTTGTGGATCATTAATTAAAATCTTTGGCAATTGCTTTTTTGTACAACTATATTTCTCCATTACTGCTTTAGCATCTTCCTGACTAAGTTTGATATGTTTTGGGACAAGAATATGCTTTGTAACATTAAACATCAGATTCTTCCTCTCGAAAACTTCAGTACTATCATATTTAGCATTTTTCAACTCCTTTCTAACCGCATTATTTGGTTTATCCTTAAGAATCAAAATAATCAAAACATCATCTGTTTCAAATTTACTATGCACTTCATTAACAACTTTCTTTAAATCATTTTTACCAAAACTGTTATCATCCATTTGGAAAAATACGTAAATATTCTTTTTCTCACGAGAGTTATCTTCTTCTCCCTCTGATTCTTCATCGGACTCAACTTGTGGATCTTCTAATTGATCTGCAATAATATTAATTTCAGTGTTTTTATTATCAAACATAATTTTGAAATCATTGTAACTAACATCATTAACTATGTCAGGAATAAGGAATCCTCTGTCAATCAACATTTCCAAACATGTCTTACGAACTTTATACAGAACTTTTTCTTGTAATTGAATATTATCCATGTATATTATACATAATACTTTATTTTTTTAGGTCATTGTTTATTTCATTTTTTATATTTTTTTTATAAAAGTATGTTTATTTTCCCCCATTATTTTAAACAAGATTAATATAATGAGTTACACAAATCCTCTAGACAAAACACCAACAGTGTATCCAAGAGAAAATCATGAAAAATTTTATACAGATAAGTACCTAATACACGTAATTGCAAACAAACAATTCTATGAACAAACTATAAACTCAGTAGATAAAGCCCTTAAATATTTCAATCAATGTAAAGATTATTATTTTGTTTTTACAATGTCAAATTACAATATCAAGAAAAGATATTCTGGAAAAGATATTAAAGAACTAGTTAATATTAGAGGAGCTTCTATTTTACAACAAAATAAAATTGACCAATTGTTTTATTTTATATATAAAAACCGCGAATCATTTCAGAGAATTTATAAAGCTATCGAAAACGCAAAAGTTCATTATTTCAATGTAACAAATTACGTAGTAAGTGTTAATCCTCCTTCGGATTATTATAATAAAGAGTTGTATAAAACTTTTAATTATGATTCTAAAGAATTATTAGATATACATAGCATTGCAGTTCGTCAGAAAAATAATTTTCACTTTCCTATTCCTGTATTTTGGAATTACGAATAATAAAAAAAATATTTCTATTATTATAGATGAGTCTCAAAATAGATACTAATTTTGAAGAAAGCACTTTCCCACAATGCGATTCTTTCACAAGACAGAATAATTCATGCTGTGGTGATGAAAATACAAACCTCAACTATTATAACCCAAATTGTAACACTTGGAACAACATGGGCAAAAAAAGAAGATTAACTAGATTAATTTTCACAACCCTTAAATATTCCAGACTTATTTACACAATTGCAGGCGCAGTTAAAATGGCCAGAAAATATTACAACCAACGCAGAAACTACTGTGTCAGCATCAACATGAGTAGCATCAATGGCGGTAACGGAAAACTTACACTCTATCTTAATCAAGAATGTACAGTTACCAATAACAACTTAGGAACAAGAACTTATCTTACTAGAGTTATTGGTGGATTACCAACTTTATGGGGATGTAACAATTTCAGTAACAATCCTCTTCCTGATTGTAATAGAGGAGGACTTGTTGGTCTCACTAGAAATGAAAGAATCTTGAGATATTATGTCAGACACTCCGATTTCTTTGTCAACTTGCTTTCCGCATTAAAAAGATCCATTTATGATTACGCCAAACATAAGGATTACTGTAAAGTTTTCACTGTTCCAAAATATTTTAGTGACAATGGAAGAAGTTACAAAGCAACATTAACTGGAAAAGAGATGAAGATGTTATACTGTATGTATTTAAGAAATAGCTCGGGAGGTGCTGGCAGATTATTGCCATACAGTGGACCTCTAAACTAAGTCGTTGATTTTTTAGTTATATAAAAAAATAATATGAAATATATTTATATGGATACAACCAAAATAAATATATTAGGATTCGATGAATTGTTAATTGAGTATCTAACAGAATTATATATTGACAATAAAGATTTTCAATATATAAAAAACAATGATCATTGGTCATACACTATGGACAATCTTGTTATAGTTTATAAAAATAAATTAAAATACTTACAAGAAAGTAATGAAACTTTTTTCAAAGATACAAAGGGAATTATAGTTATATTTAAAACAAAAAATATAAAAAAAATAAAGGACATTTGGTTAAATGAAATTTACAATAATTGTCCAAATAACAGCGTACCAATTTTATTTCTCGAAGTTGAATCATCATCTAGCCATAAACATCTTCACTTACCACACAATTTTTACACAACATATAAATATGTAGCTCACTCAACAACCTCAATGAATAATAAAGATTTAATAAAAAAAATTTATGATAATTTTATTAACAAAGTTTCAAGAGTCTATCAACCAACGAATTAAGGATATTAATTCTTCTTTGCTTTATCTTATCCCCCATTTTCTCTTCATTCCAATTTATTATATCATCATAAGGAACCCACTGAGCTAATGAAAGTTCTTCCGGATCACAAGGTGTCAATTCCAGATTAGAAGAATTAATTTTATGTTTATATTCACCTACGAAATAAGAAGTTGCAGGATTACCCTTATTACTCATTTCAATATGAATATCACCATCATCTATAACATCAAAATCACCTTTTTCTATACCTGTTTCTTCAAATAATTCTCTATATCCTCCCTCAAAAATTGTTTCACCTTTTTTCAATTTTCCCTTCGGAAAAGACCAATTTCCTCTAGGTGTCCTAACTAGAGGAACATACAATCTTATTTTACTATCATATCCAAATAAAATTACTCCTGTACAATGCGTCATATCATAAATGAAATAAACTAACTTTTTGAATCTTTTAAATCTTTTTCTTTCTTCCTTTGACAATTACATATGGATTTCCGTTTTTGTAATATCTTATTTTCCTTTTTCCGTAATTTTTAATTTTAACATATCCACCTTTTTGTAAATTCGGATTACGAATTCTGTCAATTATATCTACTACTTTACGTACTTCCATTGGTGTATAATCACTTTGATTTTTTCTCAAAAATCCTCTCATATTTATCGCTCTTCTTTGTATATCTTTATCACTTGTACTATTGTGTATTTCCTTCAATCTTAAAATTATTTCTTCTAGACAAACTGGTTGATCAGATGATTCAATATAGGTTGAAGATAGATTTTGTAAACGAGTTGTTCTCCTACTTTGTTTCATATTCATTAAACCTTTTGTACAACTTAAATTCTGAATTGTTTCATGGTCTAAAAACGAATAAAAAGGATTTGTTTGTGAATAAGATAAACAAGATGTTATAATTAAAACAAAGTGTTCACTATTCCTCCCTTTGAATTTTTTAATAATATCAGAGAGCATAACACTTTCATTCGTTATTTCTAATCCTAATTCATTCATATGATGATTCAGTTTTGGTGTTCCATCTCTCTCTCTTCTTGATCTGGGGACATTTTTCTTTTTTGAAAAATTATATATCCCAGAATTATATATGTATTTATCATCAACTCCAGGATATACACCCATAAATACCAAACCAATATCTCTTATAAAATCACCTGACCTAAAAAATCTTAATTGATTTTTACCACTATTTTTAGGCAATCTTATTAATTTATCTGAACCTGGAGTATATGAAATTCCTGGCAGTAAATAATCCAAATAATCCATATTGACATTGATAGTTAGTGTCTGATTACATAATGTTCTTGTTTCATATGTTGGAGTTGTTGTCAAAATAATAGAAATATTTTTAGGAACTATTAACATTGATGTGTTTGATATAAAGCCATGAGCTGATACATAAAAAACATTACTTCCCGATTCCAATGTACCAGCTATTTTGGGATATAATCTTGATTGGTTCTTCTTTATTTTTTCGAGAGTATTATCTATTCTTTCTTCCCCAATTTCGGCTCTTAAACCTTCATTTCTTATTAAATTACTCAAATAACCAGCCCCAATATAAGCCTCTATTTTATTATCTTTATCTTGTATATCATTAAATAAATTGAAATTACGAATTATCCTTCTTGTATATATGTTATAAATTACATCAATTTCATTACCACTTATATTAAAAATATTTAAATTATTCAAATTATCAATATTTTTTGGGAGTTCTCCTACCAACTGATTATTTTGTAGTAACAATCTTTCTAATTTTGTTAAAAGTCCGATTTCTTCAGGTATTGTTCCAGTTATTTCATTTCCATGTAAATCCAAAGTTGTTAATCCAACTAAATTTCCAATTTCTGTTGGGATTGGACCAGAAATTCTCGAATTTGATAGTTCAAGAATTTCTAATGATCTAAATCTAGGTTGTATAATAATTTTTGGTATTTCTCGTTTTTCATTACCATTATTTTTTCTATTAATAAATTGTATTTTTGGTTTTACCCAACTACCATTTCCTGTATAATTATTAAACTTTTTTTGAAATGTAGTTATACTCATTAATATTATAAGAAAGATTAAAATAATTTATTACCAAAACATATTCTTTTCCTTTTATTCAAAATAATTTTATTTTCTACCTTATCAATTAAATTCTCAACTTCTTTATCAACTTTATCTGGATAATATTTTCTACAAGTCCTACACAAACTTATTAAAATTTTTATATTATTACTATATCTATAAAAAATATGTTGTGAACTAAAACTATTACATTCTATACAAGGTTTTATCCATCCATTTAATGGTAAATTATCTCTTTTATAATAATCAATAATATAAGCTTTATAATCATCATCATGATAAATCTCAAAAGATTTAGTTGCAACAAAAGGTATTTTCTTCTTTTTACTCATACAATAACCATTATGAATAAACTATTTTTAAGCATACTCTAACTCACATTTGCTCTAACTCACATTTGCTCTAACTCACATTTGCTCGTTGTATCCATTTAAAGATTTTGTTATTTTACTTTAAATATGACGTTATTTACTACAAAGAATATAGTAATTGGATTAGTTATAATTGTTATTGCATTTGTTGGATTTTTCTTATACAAGCATTTCACTGGAAAATCTCCATTTGATCTTTTAAAAGGATCGAAAAAAAAGAAAAGGATAGTGGGAAGTGTAGGAAGTAATAAATCTTTAGAAGATGTAGAAGATGAACTAATCGATGAAAATTATAAAGATTCTCCAGATGATGACACTTCCAAAACATCTGATAACGTAGCAAGTTTTGATGATACAAGTGGAAATGATCCTTTTTTTGAAATTCAAATTGGAGACGATTATGTAGGAAAAATTGTTTTTGAAATGATAGACGATGTTGTACCAAGAACTTGTGAGAATTTCAGAGTTTTGTGTTCTAAAGGATTCAATAGAGGAGAAGACGCACCATATAAAGGAACAACGTTCCACCGAATTATTAAAGATTTCATGATTCAAGGTGGTGATTTCACAAATCATGATGGATCAGGTGGTTATTCAATATACGGTAATAAATTTGAGGATGAATCTTTTGAACTTAAACATAATCAACCTGGTATTCTTTCCATGGCTAATGCTGGACCAAATACAAATGGATCTCAATTCTTTATTTGTACAGAACCATCACCACATTTAGATGGAAAACATGTCGTATTTGGAATTGTAAAGAAGGGTTACGACGTTATCGAAAAATTAAATAATGTCCAAACTAACAATGACGACCGTCCTACTCAACCATGTAAAATCATCAACTGTGGACTCTGCTAAGAGAGATTGCATCTCTCTTATAAACTCTACGCCCCGTCTTCCCACTTTGTGGGAAACGGGTCAAACTGGTTATGGATTGGTTATAAACCGGCAACCAATTTGTACCGTGGCTCCGCCACGAGCATAGACAAAAATTGATTTTTAAATTTTGGGAGATCTTCTTTATTAGATATTTACTATGACTCTTGTTTATAGTGAAATTAATTTTGAGACATTGACAACGCCCAAGTATTCTGAAAAGGATATTAGGGATACTTACAACTTTATGAAGGAAATGTTTCCGGATGAGGTGAAAAAGTATGAAGAAGAGAGAGAAAACAGAGAATTTATTGAAGATGATTGTCTAGAGACTCGAACTTTTACTTTTGATTACATTTACACTCAAGTGAATGATGACGAAATTGATATTTTTGTTTATCTTGACGAAAATAATAAGGATTTTCTTGTTCATTTCGATATGAACAAAAATATGGATATTACAATAAAGTATCAAGATAAGATTCCAATCGATGTTAGTTTTTTTAACGAAGAAGCTGGTGGAAATCTTAAGTGTACTGTTGAGTGGGATACTTATCTTTATTTAACTAAAAAAGATGAGTATTTGATCAAGAAACAAATTGAGGCTATTCTTTTGGATATTGATGATTATAGACGTGAACGTCAACGTATTATTGATGATTATGATTATTATTGTATGGAAGATAATCTTGATTTGTTTCTTGCAAAAAAGAATGATCGTAAAGAATCCGAAAAGTTTGCAAAGGAACCTGATAACAGTAATGTGAATCTTGAAAATATTAAGGATATATACAATATTCATACAGATGAAAAAGAAGAAGAAGGGGTTAAACTTGATATTCTTCGGGCTTCAACAAGAAAAGGTAAAGCATTGTTCTAATTCGATTCTTTATTTTTTTTTTATAAATAGATAGTATATAGAGATGATGTCTGATAGATATGCACCTTTTAATAAAAAATATATTAACAAATCCGTCTATTGGAAATTTGCAAATAATGTTTATTTCAACAAAAATAACTTTTCAGTAATTACTAATCTTGATGTAGGTGTTATTCCAAGAGATTTTATGAATGGAAACAGATTAAAAAGCGAAAGCACAATTATTAGATTATTCGCAGAAGCTTGGGAAGGAACAGATGATATCGAACCTTGTGGACCACCTAGTGTAGATGCTTGTAAACATCAAAATTTATTAACGGAAATTATAAGATTTTATACTAAATTACAAATGGCATATAATTATATTAACAATGATAAATGTACAGGATATAGAGTTCCGATTACATGGAGAAGAAAATGGGCATTGGGAACAACAAGACAACAATTAGATATTTTTGAGGCACATGATTTGTATGTTTATTTATTTTCACAAAATAATAGAAGTCAGAGAAGAAGTCAATTTTATAAGTTTTTTCTTATTTGTTGTAAATTACAGAAATATTTGTATGAAAATTTTAAGGATAGAGATAATTGTCATATAAAAATAGATAGTAATTATGATACAAATTGTGATTGGGTGACTAGTTGTAATCCGACGATATTAAATAAGTATTGAAAAAAAATGTAGATATATTATATAATGGACGTCATCAATTCACTTATTGTTGTTGGTAATTTAATTTTATGTATAGCTTTCGTTTATATCCTAATTGTAAAGATTGAGGATTCTAATAATGTTAAGATCCCATACTTGAGTCTCGTTTTATTCCTCCTCTTTGTATTCATCAACCTTTTGACAATCCTTTCTGCTAATGTAAACATTGCCCACAAGATTTTCTACTTCGTTTCATTCGTCGCACTTGTGGGAACTTTATACGTTAAAATAACATCCAGTTCTGAAACTTTTTGTAATGATGGAAAACCATTTGTTCCATCAAAAGATTATGAAGAGTATTACAAAAAAGTTATGAATAGAGGCAAAAACGAATACATCATGCCAAACTATCAACTTTACAACAATATGTAAATAAACAAAAATAACAAAAATAACAATAATATAAAAATATATATTATTTTATATTAAGTAATGGTAAATAATATTACAAATACTTTTTTGAAGGTTAAAGATTATTATACTAATTTCACTGGTCAATATTCTGATTCATTATCAACGATAAAAGATTATGTTGTCCAATTATATTCATCAAAGTTAATAATTTTCTTAGTTGTTGGTATTATAGTTTCATTCGTATTCTTTAGTGTTTTGTCCTTCCTTTTCAGGACTCCATTTATAATAGTTGTTGGATTATTCATTGGTTATGGTATGTACAAAATGTACCTCTCCAACGAAACAACAAGCATAACAAGCCCAACAATAGAAAGTTGGTCCAACCGCTTCTAACCAAATTTGATCTGCCGAACAAAGTGAGGACAGAAAGGGGTCAGCCCCGCAATTAAGTTTCAACAATTTCATTTCTCTTCATTTTTTTGATCTCATTTTCAAGTTTTGCTACCCTAGCACATGTCTTAGTTGTCCATACATATAACCCCCAAATAAGAAGTGCTGCCATTGAACACCAGAATAAAACTGTTGATAAAATATAAATATTTTTGATTATATAATTATCATCAACATCATATATACTTTTTGTGTTATTTTCAACGTAATCGTTGTTAGAAAAATAACACAAATTAACAAAAGACCAAAATCTCACCAAAAGATGTGTAATAATTATTGGGATTGTGTACCAATTACATCCGTTATTTTCATTAGAAAATAGTAACATACATGCAAAAAATCCACTTACAAATATAGATATATATATATTTCCTGAAATAGATATATATTCTAAATAATCAATATTATTAAACATAAGTAATCCAATTATCACACAACATTCGATAAGTAAATAAATAAAGTAAAGGAAATAAAATGCCGTAATACCTTGGGTACAACAACCGCAAAAAATTAATATACTTTCACCGTTTTTTTCAAGATCCCTCCTACCAATATTATCTGTACAATTTAAAATACATTGACTTGTTTTTCCATCAAGCATACTTATCCAACAAGTAATGAATATTTATATAATTATAAAATTATAAAATCAATTTTTTTTAGCCCATTCATCGCGTAATTTACCAAGAAACTCTGTAAGGAAATCAATTGTTCTCACAACAACATCGCTTACTTCTTCGAATGAGTTATCTCCATGTGCAACACGGAGTACAAGTGTATTAACAAGTGGGTGAACAATATCGTAGGCCCTATAATTAACTTTTTCAACAAATGGCATGTATTGAACAATAAGATTACCAATTGTGTCATTTTCATCAGAAATTCTTAGATCAACAGCTTTCATAATAGTTGGTGATTTTTCCAAAACAACTTTGATACCATTCTTATCAACTAAATCTTGTTTGATACCATTAAGTTTTCCAATAAGAGTCTCAATACCCTCTTCAAAAACATCTACTGGATCAAGTTGTCCAGAAGATTCAATAGAGAAATTATAGATCAAGGGGTTTCCTTTATCATCCCTCAAATAAAATCTTTCTTTGTCATCATCTGGATTGTCTTTTTCATAATCAAAGTAATAAACACAAGTTCCTGTTGGACAGAATGCTCCACTATTTGATTCCCTAACAGTTGATTTGTCTAATTTTGCATTCATTACAACTGTTTGTCCGTGCTTGACGTTGCCAATAGGAGTATTAGGAAATTTGAAAATTTTGTCATTATCTATTTTTTGATCACCATTTGTAACTTCACAATCTCTTAGATAGTATGTAACCATATCATCTCCTTTGTTTGCTTTATTAAGATTAATAGTTATGTTTTCATAATTATCACGGATAAGTTGTGAGTTGATGACTGACACCAAACTCATTCTATGACTCAAAATTCCATTATTAAGCATAGAAGTATTAGTAGGAAATTGTGTTTTCAATTCCGAAACACCCACAATTGGAATATCTGTTAGAATAATTCTTCTTAGGGCATTCACTAAACTGACTTGAATAGGAATTTCATTTTCTTTATGATTTTGAATTTGAAATGTAATGTCATCACCTTTTTTTTCAATATTAGCGATATAATTCATTATATTAATATAAAATATTACAAGATTTTAAATATAAAAAGTTTTTTTCATTTTTTTATTTTTTTATATTAAATTTTTATCATGCGTAATTATTGGATTCCAAAAATGTATCTTATTTAATAAAAAAATGAGTGGTGAATATATTTTTTTTTATAGCAACTATGTTGAAGCCAGTAAACAACTGCAAGAAAAATTAATTAAACATTACGATTTATACAAACAATTCCATCTAATTAATGTAAATGATAAAAGACTAAAAATACCAAAAATAATTACACACATCCCAGCATTCATTATAACAGAAAATGGAGTAACAAATGTTTTGTTCGAACCAGATGCTTCTCACTGGATTAGAGATAGGACACAACAAACTCATCAAAGTGGGCCAGCATCAAATGGTGGTGGTGGACAGGATTCAATAGGAGATTGGGATCCATCTGCAATGAGTGGATTTTCTGATAACTTTTCCTCATTAGAGAATGGAGGTGGTATGAATAAAGATTTCGCATTTGTTGGACAAACTGATCAAAGAATCTATACTCCAGACGCAGATCCAGTTGGTGGAGGTCAAGGTGGTCAACAACAACAACAGCCACAACAGTCACAACAGCCACAAGGTATAGGGGGGGTCAATACAATGTCTCATCAAGGAGGATTTAGTGGAATAAGTAGTGGTGGAGGTTTCCATGGTGGTCAAGGTTCAAGAGCGAATGTACAGAAATCAAAATCCGAACAAGATTTCGAAAGATTAATGGCACAAAGAAGGAATGATATTCCAAGGGCAGTTAATAGACAATAAAATATTTAAATTATTATATAATTGGAAATGAAAACGGCTAATATTTTGAAATTAGTTAGTTATTTATGTGTATTTGCCGCAACTGGATATGGATTATATAAAATATACAATGATAATGATAAAAAAGCTGGCGTCAATATTTTTGTAGCGGGTGGTTTATTACCAACCACTATTTTAGGGTTTGTAAGACATACGTTCTTACAAGGATCTATTACAAATGGTGATAAATTTTTTGAAATGGAAGCTGGTGGTGCAAACTTGGGTATAGCAGTTGCTGCTATTACTGCTTTATCGCAAGACGCCGATGTGAAATGTTTAAGTTATATTATTTTAGCCTTTGCTGTGTACTTATTAGTTGGCTTACTTGCTAATGTTCGCCACATTAAAGGTAAAATCGGTGTGAAAATTGCATTTTTAATTTTTATTACCACATTAGGATATTTTATTTACGAAGGTCAAACATATTAACTTGACTATTCCTATCTTCGTTGTATAAATTATGTAAATTTATTGATTATGAATAGTAATGAGTAAATTTCTTCAATGGTTTATTGATAACTCAAAAGTTTTAATATCTTTAATTACTGTTATTATATCAATATTACCAACTATTCTAGATTATTTCAAAGATTCAGATAAGGAAAAAACATCAAAAAAAGTTGAAAGTTTCTCTTCCACTGACAAAACATTCAAAAACGATTATTTTGATGGAACAGATGTCAAACCTTTACAAATAAAAATTAATAATCTTGATGATCTAATTAAGTTAGGAGAATCTTATGATGAGAATTCTCCTGTTAAATACGTGATTAATTTGAAGCTTTTGAATAGATGTGTGCCAGAGTTAAAAGAATTAAATTCAATGATTGGTATGAAAAGTATTAAACAAAATATTCTTGATCTCTTTTATTTCTATTTCCAAGATTTTACAAAGAATGACCAGAACAAACATATGATGCATTCTATTATTGAGGGTGATCCAGGTTGTGGTAAAACAGAAGTTGCCAAGATTTTATCAAAACTTTATTACAAGATGGGCGTTGTTAAGCAGAATAAGTTTACACAAATTGCTAGGGAAGATTGTATGGGTCGTTATTTGGGACAAACAGAGGAGAAAACAAAGGCTCTTTTTTCTAAGGCAAAAGGTGGAGTTATTTTTATAGATGAGGCTTATTCAATGGGTTATGAAAAAAATGTTGGACAGGGTGGAGGATCTTCATATTCACAAATTTTCATTGATATGTTGACGTCGATGTTGACAGAAGAAAAGGGAAATACTGTTGTTATTTTAGCAGGATATGCAGAAGATATCAAAGAAAAACTTTTTTCACATAATAAGGGACTCTTCAGGAGATTTCCTTATAGATTTACTATTAAAAAATATACTGCAAAACAGTTAGAACTAATTTATAAAAAGAAGGTGAAAGATGATGGTTGGCAATTTTTGGATAATAAATTAGATCCTACTTTTTTTAAAAAAAGGAAGAAATATTTTAAATATTCTGGCGGAGATATGGAAACTTTATGGGCTTTTACAAAAAAAACACATGCTAAAAGAGTTTTTGGTTGTTTACCATGTTATAGGAAAAAAATCACTCAAGAAGATTTAACAAATGCTTTCAAAATGTTTGTTTCTAATGCTGAAGTAAAAGAAAGGATAAAGAAAACGAAAGAAGAAACAAAGATAGATAAAGAAAAAATAAATAAGTTGTTTAAAAATTTATTGGAAACAATTAGATAAAGTTATAAAATGACCACAGAATAATATCCAAATGTTAATCGATTTAATAATTTTCCAAATCTTTGATATATTTTTTTTTGTTTTTTCATTTGATTATCAAGTACTCTGATTTTTTTCCATGTATTACAGATTCGTGTACCTAATCTTTGACAAGTACAAAAATTATGTTTCTGTATAACCTCCAAATATTGTTTTTCCACACAATTATAATTATATAATGCCAAATTTTCCAAATAATATACAAAACAAAAAGTTACACCATAAGCACAACAAGCACCTAAAAATAAATTTAATATCATTTTATCTAAAAAAATAAAATAATATCTTTAAGTCTAACAGAATTAAATTGATATAAAAAATACATATCAAAAATATCTAATGATTAGAGAAAAAGCAAAAAATATAACAAAGGAAATTCACAAATATGTAGAAAATTCATTAATAATGACTAGAATTATGGATAAATCTGTTACACCGAAAGAATATGTTAATTATTTGAATCAAATTTCCCATATTTATAAGTTTTTTGAAACAAATAATATTTTTAAATCTTTTGGATGGATATCATTGTATAATAGGTGTTTAGAAGATATTGAGGAAATAGAGAGTACTCATACTGTAAAGAGAAATCCTATTAAACGGGAAACTAAGATGTATTTGAATTATTTAGAAACTATGAAGGATAATAAAACAGTTATTTGTGCTCATGCTTATGTGAGATATATGGCTGATCTTTTTGGGGGTCAAATTATGAAGAGGCAGTTAACAAAAGCTGGTTATCCAACTAATGTTTATGATTTTTATGGAGATGTTAAAATAATACGGGGGATTATTACAACAACTATTGAGGGGTGTGATGAAACTTTATTTGTTTGTGAAACCCATCACTCTTTTACATGTTACGCTTTAATTCTCTAGTATAGATAAAAAGATATGTGCGTATTTTGATTTAAAAAAATATTTAAATTTATCATAATAGTATGTCAGGAAGTAAAACCGCAAAATCTATGTTTTTGGAACAGAGTGAAAATTTGATTGATTATTTGTTGAGAGAGATCCCAGATAATACGAATATCAAAATGTTTAGTGAAAAGTTTTGGATTGCAAAGAAGACAAATAGTGCTAAAGTTATTAATGCTTTTATAAAATTTGTTTTACCACATAAAGATAAAATTTTGAATAGAGATGATCAATATTTCTTGGAAGGTGGTGGTCAAGAAAAATTACAGGAGGAGAAATACAAAAATATGTATCAATATTCACTTGATTTGAAGGAAGAATGGGCAAACCTTAGTGACGAACAAAAAGAGATTATTTGGAAAAGATTTAAAATCTTAGTAATTTTGTCTGAGAAGCATGTAAAGCTTTTGATTGAGCAATCACTAAAATAAAGAGAGAGTGCCTCTCTCTTTTAAACTCTACACTCCAGCTTCGCTGGGTCAAATCGGTTATTGATTGGTTATAAAAATCTATAAGTTTTATAACCAATTTGTACCGTGGCTCCGCCACGAGCGTAGAGTTCAAAAGAGAGAGGCACTCTCTCTTTGGCAATCTCTCTTTGCGTAAATATATTAAAAAATAATTTAGTATATTTAGTATACCATGAGTGATAGTAAAGAATTAGTATCTACATCAAATGAAAATCAAGTTGTTACTTACAACAATTTTGAGGAAGTTAAGAAGGCAGTTGCATCAAAATATGTAACTTTTATGCAAAATGTACTCAAACATATTAGAGCTGCCGGAGTTGATCAGGAGAAACATTTAAGGAATTATGAGAAGAATATGAATAGATTTGTTAATAATGGAACTTATGAATCCATTTTTAGATATTTTGTCCAAAGATTTCTTCACATTATGGGAGATGTTGTTGATAAAAATGTTGATTATTTCTTGACTGAAAAACCTTATGTTTTAAAAGGAAAAGGGAAGAATAAGAAGAACAAGAAGGAAAATAGTAATGCTACATATTTATGTCAGGGAAATATGTTAAGATATGTTCTTTCATCTTTGAGAAACCCACCAAAGAAGAATAAAGTTAGTCGTAATCAGGAGATTAATTATATTTTTGATGAATTACTTGACATATATAGAGTTTTCTATAGCTCTGCTGATTCCGAAGAGCAATGTGGACATAATTTCTTAGATGAATTAAGAGATTTTGTTGATGAAAATTATAATCAATCTAGTAAATATTTGAGATATAAGGATACAATGATAAACTTTAGGGAGATTTTGGAGGGATATGTTCAGGAAGAAGAGGTTTCATCTGATGATGAAGAGGAAGAGGAAAATGAGGAAGAATCTGGAGGAGATTTCTTTTCAGGTATTGGAAATATGTTGCCAGGAAAGGATTTCTTAGAAAATACAACAATTTTTAAGATGGCAAAGGAATTACAGGATGAATTAAAGGATGAATTGAATGAAGGTGATATGGAGGGATTGAATGATCCACAAAAGGTTATGCAATCTATGGCCAGTATGTTACAAGGGAACCAAGCAGATGGTAATATGAGTGGAACTATTGGAAAGGTTTTAGGCAAACTTGGTCAAAAAATGAGTGATGGCTCTTTCCCCAAAGAAGCTCTCCAAAAAGATGTTGAAAAAATAGCAAAGTCTATGGGGGGTTTAAGTAAAATGTTCGGAGGAAACCTCGGAGATCTCTTCGGAGGAGCCACCAAGTAAAGAGCAAAGAGAGAGGCACCCTCTCTTTGTTTTTATCTTTTATATAATTATAGTTATGGACATTGTTAATCCAAAAGATAAAAATATCAATAGTGACAAATTCTGGTTTGATGATTTTACTGTTCTTTACCAAACAAATAGATTAATTGAATTTTTTCCAAATTATCAGATGACAATGATAGAGAAGTTGAATGCTTTAACAAGATTAGGAATTTATTTAGGAATTGTTTTGTCAATATTATTGAAGAACTATTTGTATTTATATATTACACTCATTGCATTTTTAGGAACATTCTTTATTTATAAAACTCAGAGAAATAGTTTGGAATTATATTTCAATTCATACAATAGTGAACAAAATAAGAATAATGAGAGAGAATTATTAGAAAAATCTTGTACAAAACCGACAACAGATAATCCAATGATGAACTTTAATATTGTTACAGATAAAAGAGATAGATCAAAAGCTTGTGATAGTTGGGATTCAAAAAAAGTGAAAACAGAGATTGAGAACAAATTCAATCACAATTTATATAGAGATGTAAGTGATCTATATGGCAAAAACAATTCCCAAAGACAATATTACACAATGCCATCAACAACTATGCCAAATGACCAAACTGCTTTTGCTAAATGGTGTTATAATACTGGTCCAACTTGTAAAGAAAGAACACTTTATTGTGCGCCAATTTATTCACCAGTTAAAGATACAAATGATCCATATAAATATAGTCCAAAACAATTCTAATGCGGGTGTAACCCCCGCTAGCCCCCTTTCAGTCTTCGCACAAAGTGCGAAACTGGTCAAATTTGTTGATTGATTGGTTGGTTGATTTGTTGGTTGATTGTTTAGTTTGTTGGTTATTTGATTATAATATTTTATAATAAATATATATTAATAATATATATACTTATGAGTTTTCAGAACCAAAAAGATGCTTTTAGTATTAACATGATGACAAGATTAAATGATGATTATACTGAAAAGGAAAGTAGAATTAGAAATAACAAATTAATGAGTGACTATAGAAACTTTCCAATGGGAACTCTCAACAGAAATCAATACTTAGACAGTACTGGAAGAGTTGGTATTTACCAAAACAATAACAAAGATGGAAGAGGTCAAATGGTTGACAATGAATCCGCATTGTTCAATGGTAGAAATGGGAATATTTTGACTTCTCAGGATAAAAGAAATGGTAAAAGTTTGGGAACAAGATTGTTTCCAGGTGCACCTTATATGGGTGCTGGACAGTCAACAATGAAAAATCCTGATGTTAGATCTGAATTGATGAGTGGAGAGATGACACATAGTTCCAAATCTGCAGGAAGTTTATCAGGTGTTCACATCAACAGATTCATCCCATTATTACCATGTTTGAAAGATAATGTCCAGAATCCTAACCATATTATTCCTACTAGATGGGTCAGAGGTGGTGAAAGTACTAGAAGTGTTGTTAGAAATATTGATTATTTGAGAAATTGTGGCTTGAGATAAAATATATTTTGATGGAAAATAAAGATTTTCTCGGCTAGAATATAAAAATTATATATCTATAATTTTTATATGGATTCTTTGAATGAGAGAGGTTATGTTTTCTTGAAAAGTGTTGTAAAAGACGATATTATAGCTTATACAAATGCTCAAATTAATAATTTTATTAAGGATGAACATATTTTTACGAAAATGAATAGTAGAGAGGATATTAAGAGTGATAAGTATTATGTAAATAATAATTATTCAGTTCTTAATAGTTTTAACAAAATACAATTCTATAGGACCCCTGTATTTAATGTGGGGGGAAATAAAGATACAGTAACAAATAAAGGTCTAATAGAAGTTTACAATCCAGAGAGGGTTATGACTTTTCTTAATAATACCATAGATACAACTCTTATTAAAACAATAATGAAAAAATTAACAAATATTGATTGGAAATTTAGTAGAATGAGTCTCAAGTTTTCCAACAGTGTTTTAAAACCAGAAAAAGTTCATAATGATGATCATGAAACTTGTTTGAAATGTTGTATATATTTAACTGATGTTCTTGATTACAATTGTGGTCCTAATGTTTATATAGAAGGTAGTCATCAAGATAATGAGAATATTCATGACAGAAGTAAGATTAAGGTTTTTAATGGAAAGAAAGGTGATATTTTAATTTCTTTCCAAAATGGATATCATGGAAGATTGGCTAATCCAAATTTAATTACAGCTTATTTAACACTTTATTTTATTCCAGCAAATCCTAAATATTCAAAGTTTAATGATTATATTGCATTCTCAAGATTTAATAATAACTCTAATTCAACTTCAGTCTCAATGTAATTATAACCTTCTAAACCTTGATATTGTAAATTAGAACGTATATTTTTTACTCTTCTTATCACATTGAGACAATAGTATATCACACTAGCATTGTAAGTTTGTTCATAATCTACCACTTATGATTCCAGCTGGCATCTCCGACCCCGTTCATATTATACCATTTTTCGTTCGCACCATTATTATTATTGTTATTATTAATATTAGTATTGTTATTGGTATTACCCCAATTTCTACCTAATTGTCTTTCACAGTTGTTTCCTCTTCTTCTATAATTTTTCATTACATTTTCAACACTTGGTAATGAAACTTTTCCATTAACAACTTCAAATCCTAATTCTTCTACTCTATTTTTCCATTGTTTTTTAGTTTCTCCTCTTTTTTTTGGTAGTTAATCCTCTATTTCTATTTAAATTTCTCTTAACATCTGAAGAAATTATTGATAAAGGTGTTACTAAAACTCTTTCACAATTTTCATTGTTCTTGATGTTCTTGTTGTTCTTGTTGTTCTTGATGTTCTTGTTGTTCTTGTTGTTCTTGTTGTTCTTGTTGTTCTTGTTGTTCTTGTTGTTCTTGTTGTTCTTGTTGTTCTTGATGTCATTTGATTTTGATCCGCCTCTTGAAATGAATCTCCATTTCCATTTTTTGTCTTTTGGATAATAAACATAACCCGCAACAGCTCCATTTTTAAGAACTTTTTTTCCTTTAACTTTCATTATATTAATTACATACATAATTAAAATAAAAACATCCAAATTTGAATGGATTAAACAATAAAGTAGAAACAGAAAAATGTGTTGCCCCTAATTTTCTATATTTCTCTAATGTTTCCATATTCCTAATCCCACCACCCGCTATAATAACAACATCATCATATTTACTCAACAAAAGAATTGTTCCAGTCGTATAAGGAATCAAACTTGGACCACTCAATCCACCACCTTTTGGTCCAAAACGTCTTGTAAAATCAGGGACAGGTAAGGTATTTGAACAATGAAATTGACGGAAACCTTGGTTGTAATAATTATCAATTTGTTGTTCAGTAATAGTTGGGGAAAGTTTTAGGATACACCATTCCCTTTTATCATTAACAAATTTACCTAAATTATCTTCTAATTTATTTTTATGAACATTTGGACAACTTATATTAATTTCTAAATTTTTGTCTTCAGGAACTTTCTCTATAAATTTATCAATTTCATTTTCATCACATAATGCTAAACTTAGAATAACATCATTTCTATTTTTATACTTATTTAAAGCCCAATCAATTCCCCTATTTCTTAGACCAATTTGATTAACCCATCCTCCATATTTAAAAGAATAACGGAGTGTTCTCAAAATTTGACCAAATAACCCGCTTCTAGGTTCTAATGTGAAACTTCCTTTAATAGAAATAGTATTAGGAAGATTAAGATAATTTCCAAATGGAGGTGATATAAATAACATTATATAAAGATACTTATTTATCTTTATATTACACTCTATCTAGGACGAATTATTGGCTTTGGTTTCTGTAATCACATCTATAAGTTTTCATTGGAGGTGGTTGTGGGACTTGTGGATATCTGAACATTTGGCAAGCTGGTTGGTGAACCAAATCATACTGTTTTGATCCAGCACATGGTAATCCATCAGCATTGTTTGGGTTAGGATCACACTTTGGGTGATATTTCATTGATGAACACAAACTTGCTGGTCTGGTTTGACCTCTTAAGTCACTTTCTAAGTCAACTAAGTTTCCACTGAATAAACTAACGTTGTTCCCACCGACAATTCCAAGTTCAACTCTACATTTAGTACAGTTTTCATATTTACCAGTATATAAGGAATAATCCAATGGAGCTGTACTGGCGGTAATTCTTTCTTTGTATGCACATGTATCGGATGTTAAGCGTGTTGATGCCATGTTATATATAATACTAAGATATATATTTTTTTGGGAAAATAAATAAATTAATTTTTTTAGAAAACAAAAAACAAATATCTAAAGTAATATATAGAATAATGAGTTACAATAGAACTTTATATGATCCATGTGAAGCCAGTCTCAAAGTCAAAGAATCTATGGATGTCGGGAAATATAGTCTTAACACTCCAGTTGTTTGTGGAAATTGCTTCCAAGGAAATCCTCGAATTATTGACCAAAAAACAGGTGTTAGTATGAACTCTGGTGTTGAGTGGAGATTCTATGCTGGGCCAGTTGATGTTGAATCAGAATTAAGAAATATTAACAAACCAGCATCCAGATGTCCATCCCACAAATACAACCCAAGTTGTGAAGGAGCTACATGCAGCAACCAAGGTCATCCATGTGGTCAGGGTGTTGTTGTTGGATGCAAAAATCAGAACGACCCATTAAGAAAACCATGGACTCGTGCTCAAGATAACAACTTGGTTGATTTCCCAAAATGTTATTTCCCAACTGAAGATACCAGATTAAGCAATCCAGCCACGAACTTGAGAGGTACTGGTATTAACAGATTCGATCCATTATGTATTGATCCTCAGGCACAAGTTTTGTTCCCAGGTAGTTACCAAATCCCAACCAGAATTATCGTTAAGGATAATCATAGACCTTGTGTACCAACTCCTGCTGTTAACTCTATGATTCCACCACCAAAGAAACAACCATGTCCAGAAACCGTCAAAGTTTGTGGCGCATTTACCGCTCCATTATATCAATACGATGTATGTGGTTAAATATAATACAATTTAATTATTATATTGTAATCCTAAAAAGAGTTATGATGGATATTATACAGATGTAATTTCATTAACTTATAATTTAGAACCTAATGAAATTACCAAAGATGAAAAAGAATATTTACTTGATGCATCATGTGATGGCTTTACAGATGTATTTAGTAATATTAAAGTTGATTATGAAAATAATGAAAAATTGGAAATTATTGAAAATATTACCATTGAAAACTATAATAATTCAACTGCATCCGATATCAATGTAAATAAAATAATTTACAAAGTAAATGGGAAGCATATTCTAATTATTGATAAAGGAGACATCAACACAATGACTACCATTAAAAATGTATTTTAAACTCCAAATTAGTTATAAAATCCATAATTTTATAACCAATATCTAATTTGTACCTCGAGCACAGGGTTTAAAAGAGTCGGACTTCGCCCCGATTGCCTACGGCGAAAGGCACTCTCTCTCTTTATTCGAAAGTGAATTTGTTTCTAATTTCTTGAAAACTCAAATCTTTCATATTTCCTTGGGATATATCAAAGTTAAGTAAATCAGTCTTCCTTTTCAAAGCTTGTTCTAAAGCTTTTCCTTTAATATTTTCTATTTTTTTGGTAAATTCATCTTTCTTGTAATTATCATCAATCTCTGCTGGAACAATGAATTTACATTTCTTCTTAATATCCAAAATAGTATTCTTGGTTGTTTCAAAGTAATAATCAGGATCTTTAATTGATTTGTTTGGATTCGTTAACTCAAAACTTACATTTGTATAAAGAATATCATAATCCTCATGTGCATCAGAATGAGCTTGCGATCTTCCACTATAATTCAAGGAACCTGCAAAAGTTTGTAAAGCAGTTGACAAAATAGCAATAACACCAACTGTTAATGTAAAATTTGTTTTAACATCTTCAGCAAATATATCAGACGAAGCCATAAAAGATAAAATACTACTAACTGCTGTTATAATAATAGCAGGAATAACAAATCCATAATTATAGTAGTTATAAAGTATCTTAGAATCTCCATGAGTGTCCCTCTTATATTTTGCATATTCCATAAGCTCAGTTAAAATGGTTGTGATATGTTTTTTATTCTGTAATTCATCAATATTCCTCAAAACTTTAAGAGATTCAGTAAAATTAACTTTCAATCTGTCACTATAATTTAAGTCATATTCACTATCATCTAATTTTGTTAAAACCAGTTTTCCACTATCTTCATCTCTTTTTATATCTTTCAAAATAACATCTTTAACATTGTTTTTATCATAAATAATTCTGTATTTTTCATCACCTTCAATTCTTACAATAATACCATATCCATTAATAAGTTCATTGAACTTTAAACTTTCGCTATCACTATGAAGAGAATTCAATGCCTCTTTAAATCTAACTTTATTAAGTTTCCTTTTGTATCTATTATTCTCTTTAACAACTAAATCATATCTCCTATTTTGATTATCCAATTTAAGTTTCATATTTTTAATAACAGAAGCACTTCTTTTGGAATCAACTGTTACAGCACTTCCTTGACTACCATATTCAATACCATCCAATATTTCGGACATCTTATCCTCTTGTTTTTTTATAAGATCATCAATTTCATCAGATCTATTTTCAGGTTCAAATATTTTAGCTGCTTTAACTGTATCAAGTGGTTCGATACGAGTAATTTCAATACTAATATCATCTTCGTTATCACTCATTATTATTTTTAATATAATTTCTTTTTAAATTGATAAGATTTGCGTCATAACCACTTAAAAAAATAGTTATAAAACTGGTATATGAGCAACATTGAAGATTACATTGACGAAAGCAAGATGCATTTGATCGATAACTATTTAGTCAGCGAACAGATAGATAGTATTAAATCTTTTGACAACATGGAAATTAATGAAGATATTTTGAGAGGAATATATAGTTTTGGGTTTCAAGAACCTTCACAAATTCAAAGATTAGCAATTAAACCTTTCATTGACGGGCGTAATATGATTGTCCAATCACATTCTGGTACTGGAAAAACTGCAACTTTTATGATTTCTATTTTAAATAGAATTAATCCTGATTTAAAGGAAACTCAAGCAGTTATTATTGCTCCAACGAGGGAATTGGCAAATCAAATTTATACTGTTTATAAGAATCTTAGTAATTACACTGATATTACTGGTTATTTTTGTATTGGTGGTTCTCTTAGAAATAAATATAATTATAATGAGGAAGTGAATCATCATGTCATTATTGGGACACCGGGTCGTGTTAGTGATCTTATTGGAAAGGGAATTATTAAGAGTAAGAATATTAGAATGTTGGTGATTGATGAGGCTGATGATGTTTTGTCTGTTTCATTCCAGAAGCAATTGGGAAAGATTTTCGATAATTTGGATAGGGATACTTTACAGTTATGTTTGTTTAGTGCTACTATTCCATGTGAGATCTTTGTATTGACTGATAATTTATTGACTAACCCCCTTAAGATTTTGGTGAAAGATGAGGAGTTGAGTTTGAAGGGAATTCAGCAGTATAAGGTTTATTTGGGAAATACAGATGAATATAAGTATGATACTTTATGTGATTTATATAATAGAATTTCCATTGGTCAAGCAATGATTTATTGTAATAAGAGATATATGGTTGATGATTTGACTAATAGATTGAGGGATGATAATTTCTCGGTGTCTCAAATTCATGGTGAGATGCAGCAAAAAGAAAGACAAAATGTCATGAAGCAGTTTAGGGATGGTACTACGAGAATTTTGATTTCAACTGATGTTTTAGCTCGTGGTATTGATGTCCAACAGGTTTCATTAGTAATTAATTACGATATTCCTAAGGATCCTGATACTTACATTCATAGAATTGGTAGAAGTGGTCGTTATGGTAGGAAGGGAATTGCTATTAATTTCGAAACAAGTAGGGATAGGAACAATATCAAGAGTATTGAATCTGCATATGGGATTAAGATTGAGGATTTGCCGAGTGATATTGAGAAGATAGTTAAGCACATCTAAGAGAGAGTGTCTCTCTCTTATGTCTGCTCTCTTCCGTAGTAATAGGGCGATCGGTTCCTGCTCGACACTATATGTCGACCGGGTCAAATTTGTTATTGGTTGTGGTTGGTTGGTTGGTTGATTTATAATTTGAATTTTGGGATTGAAATTATATTTTGGAATGATGTTGAATTGAAAAAAAAACATATCTAACATTATTATAAGTATGGAAGTCTTATTAGGCGGTGCTGTTATAGGATTAGGCTATTTATTCACAAAAGATGGAGTAAATAGGGACAACCCATCATTTATGCAAGAAGTTAGTGAAAATAATGTTCCGAATGGAAAAAACATCTTAGAATCAAATAGAAGTTATGATATTTGGCAAGATGAACAAAAGAGAGCTCAAGATTTATTCAAGAAAACTGTTAACCCAGCAAAAACAAATGTTATTATTCCAGGTCCACCCTTCAAAAAAATTAAAGTAGATTACACTGATAAACAATTACCAATTGAATTCAATGCTCAAGAAAGCTATGATAAAACTTATGTTAATTTAGATACAAAAAATAGTGATCCAATGACAAATAATTTAGCAATAAATAATGCAAACCCACCTACTGCAGGAAATTGGACACCAATTGATTCTGGTGCACCAATCACACCAAACGATTTATTTACTGAAAACACTGGCCAAAATATTGAACCAATGTCTAATAGAGTAAACCAAAATCAAATGGACAGCAGTAGTTTTGCATCTGTTTCCTCAATGGAACAGATTAATAATGGAAGATTTGAACATAATAATATGACACCTTTCTTTGGTGGTCATGTAAAACAGAATGTTGATCAATATGCAAACCGTTCCCTCCTTGAGAATTTCACTGGTAATATTGATAATTATAGGAAAAAGAAGGAAGTTGGGACTTTTTTCAAACCTCAGAGAAACTTGACCAATGTTTATGGTTCCCAGAGTTTCGATTCTTCTTTATATGACAGATATCAAACATCGAGAATTAGAAATAACGAAGCCCCAATTGAACAAGTCCGTGTCGGACCAGGTTTGAACCAAGGTTTCACTTGGAAACCAAGTGGAGGTTTCCAACAGTCTAATACAAGAGATTATGTCTTACCAAAAACAACAGATGAAACTAGGGTCTTAAACAATCCAAAAGTTTCTTACAAAGGTAGAGTTATCTCTGGTCAACACATTGCCTTGCCCGGTAAGATTGGTACAGTTCAGAAAAATCTTCCTGATAGATTTTATGTCCAACAACCCGACAGATATTTCACAACCACCGGTCAAACCATTGCCCAAACAGAATACCCCGAATATATTGTCAAACACACCAACAGAAAAGACACAGAACAAAAGAAGAGAATCGGTTCAGCCGCTCCAGTCAACGGTACAGTCGAAAACATCAGATCCAAAGTCAAAAGATCCAGTAAACTCACATTGGACACCTCCGAACCAAGAAATGCAACAATTAGTGGACAATGGTCTATTAACAACCCTGAAGCACAACAACAAAATCAGAATAAAATTCACAATCCACCTAATGATTACGGTAGAAGTAGTTTAACAAATAAACCAAACGCAAGAATGAAAACCCAATTAAAATCCGTTGTTTTAAACAAGAAATCAATTATTGAAGGTGGAGAATACAGAAATGGTCAGGCACCAAGACCAACTAGAAAGACTAATGTTGTTGGTAACACAAGATGGGCCAGTAATGTCCAAGGACCACACAACAGACACAAAGTTTACGATCCAAATGATGTCCCAAGAACAACTATCAAAGAAACCAATATTCATGACAGCAATGGAGGTAACATGGGTATCCAAGCCCCTTCCAGACAACCTGTTTATGATCCAAATGATGTACCAAGAACAACCATCAAAGAAACTAATATTCATGATAATAATGGCGGTTACATGAGTATCCAAGGACCATCAAGACAACCAGTTTATGATCCAAATGATGTTCCAAGAACAACCATCAAGGAAACAAATATTCATGACACTAATGGCGGTTATATGAGCATCCAAGGACCATCTAGACAACCAGTTTATGATCCAAATGATGTTCCAAGAACAACCATCAAGGAAACAAATATTCACGACAACAATGGAGGTTACATGGGTATCCAAGCTCCTTCCAGACAACCAGTATATGATCCTAATGATGTGCCAAGAACAACTATTAAGGAAACTAATATTCATGATAACAACGGAGGTTATATGAGCATTCAGGGACCATCAAGACAACGTGTTTACGATCCTAACGATGTTCCAAGAGTCACTATTAAAGAAACAAATATTCACAATGAAAGAACTGGTAATGTTGGTAATAGATATCAGCTCAAATCTGTTGCTTATGATCCAAATAATGTACCAAGAACAACTATGAAACAAACATCTATGCTGAAGAATACAACAGGTAATATTCAGGGACAATACAAGAATGATGGTTATTTACATATGAATGTAGAAGCTTCTGAAACTAATCGTCAAAAATACTCAACAGATTACACAGGAAATCCAGAAGGACAAAACGGAGGTGGCTATGAAGTTGCCAATGCTGTTCCAAGATTAACCAAAAAACAGTTCTTATCAGATACTGATTACACAGGTAATGCTGGTTCATTCCAACAAAAACCTATGTCCTATACTGATATTTACAATGCTACAATAAGTACAAACAGACAAGCAGTTGAAGGTCGTGTTCCATGTCCAGAGGGTAACAAGGGAATGGTTAGTCCATCGAGAATTAATATGACAACTTCAAAGAATGGAACTCATTTCAACCAACAGTTGAACCAACGTGGTGTCCAACCAAGTAGGATTTACAATTCTATTCCACGAAATGTCATATGTGCCGAAACCAAATCCAAGGAAACTGTTTCCAACGAAGTTTTAGCTGATAGATTGGATCCAAGAATGGTCTCACAATTCAAGAGAAATCCATATACCCAGTCACTCTCAAGTTACGCCTTCCCCTAAAGAGAGAGTGCCTCTCTCTTTTAAACTCTACGCTCCGCCTTCCCACTCCGTGGGAAACGGGTCAAATTGGTTATAGGTTGGTCAGAAATAATTTAATGGATTTTATTATTAAATTATTTATTGTTTTATTATTTTATTGTTTTGGATTTAGTTATACACACCACTGAAGAGAATTGTCTTGGTTTGATTGTGAACAATGAAATATTGGAAAGTTCTGTTGGCAATGAAATCTTTTGGTTCTTTAATGGAAGCTGATTCACCCAAACACATTTCAACCGCAGTTGCTGCAGCGGCTTCTGTTCCAGTTTCATCAACAATAATCTTTGCTTTGTGAATAATATTACTGACGACCAAATCATTTTTAGAAGTTAATCTCCCCAAATTACAGTTGAAATCATCAAATAAAGTTTCCATTCCAAACTCCTTATACATATCCACCAAATCAACAGAAAACTCTGTTGTAAATTTCGGAACATGTACATTAACAGATTCTCTATGAAACTGTACTTTTCCAATCATATCCTCAACATCTGAAGTACTCGTCAAACTGAATTCCTGTCCTTTTCTTGGCAAAACAATCCCCATTGAGAATTGACTCCCACGACTGGATTCCATCCTATAAGGCATCATAAGCATCTGAAGAGAATCATTCTCATAATATTGCATGTATTCATCATGATCCATAGCCATCATATCAACCTTTTTAGTTGTACCGTCCAATCTTGTAAAATCTCTCTCAAAACTTCTTGAAAAAGGATAACTCCACTTCATTTTCAAATAAAGTGTATTAACCAAAACAGACTTTGTTTCCTCACTCAACGAATTATTTGCCAAAAGATCCTCAATCAACCCATTTGTATTATTAGAAACCCACTCATTAATCCTATCTCTCTCTTCCTCATGATTGCCTCGGAAATCACAACCTTTGAGACTAAAGCGAGCAGCATCCGAAATTCTGTCTAAATAATCTTTTTTTATATGTTGTCGATATTGATTGTCAACAAATATAGCATTAGCTGACATCAAATTTTTATGCTGGATTGTTCTATCAAACTTTACAAAATCTTGAATCAAATTACCACTATCTCTGTGTAATCCATAAACTCTCTCGAACTCCTCACGTGTTTCTCCATCCATACCTCTGTATAACATTGTCATAATAAAGTTGACACTATATGGTGAATAAACCATTGAATCTCTCTTTTCATCAAAAAGTTTATTAAACATTTTTTCATGAAAGCCGTTATTCAATTCCACAAAAGTGGATACAGTTCTTTCTTCTATTGTTGGTGCTAGAGACATAATTATAAATTATTTTATCAAAATGCTTTTAAGCAATTTTTATATATTACACACAAACTTACTTAAAGAAAGCTTTCAAAGTTTTGTTATAAAAAAATGGATATTTTAAGGGATGCGATATGTCGTGATTTGGAGATGGATGTAATGCCAGAGCAGTTGAGGGCAGACATTGATTTGTTTTTGGATGCTATTTATGATATTTACAAGCCTATGTATGAGGTGGAGAATTATGGTGAGATGTATTTTGTGAGGGCAAAAAAAACAAGTTACATAGATTGGCCAGAGTATCTTGCTATTGAGAGGCATATAAAAGTGAGATTGAAACCTAAAAATCAACGGAATATTCAACCTAATAAAATAAGATGGAAAGCTGCACTTTTGAATTTATTTTGCCAACATACTAAATATTTGCGACAAAAATGGCGAGATTTCCAAATCAAACTCAAACAAGAAGAAGAACAAAGACGTTTGAGATATATAGAAGAGGAGGAACATAGATGTGTCCAACGTGAAAAATGGAAAGCTGAACATGAAATCAAAATGAAAACAGATCCAGTTTATGCTGAGGAATACAGAAAACAAGAACTCAAGAACATGGCTATACATTATAATGTATTACGAATAATGAGTGGTTGTGCAGGTTTGTCATATACCAATTAACATTTTACACCCTTCAACATTTAAAATGCCGATTTAAAAAATAACAAGTTAAAGTTGTAGGGTTTAAGGTATTATCCTTTAGTAAAAACAACAGATAGACCAATTTTTATCCTATAAAAAGGTAAAGGTCTGTAAATGAGTTAAGGGTATAAACGTAAAATGATTTTTTCGTTTGGTAACTTACATTTTACAACCCGAATAATCATAAATAATCTCATTTTTCATTATTATTTACTAATATATAATATTATATTTTCTTTAATTTATTTTTTATTATAAAAGTCAGCATTTTAAATGTTAAAAGGTTTAAAAAAGTGAAAAAAAATATACAAAGATTCATATTATCCCAATAAGATAATATGAATTATCTAAATAGAAAACGTACTCCGCCTTGTCCATGTGAATCCTGTTCAGAAAGGAAAACTTATATTATTTGTACAATAACGGCTCTACTTTTTGCTGGAATTCTAGCAACTGGAATTGTTTTTTGGACGCAATATCCTGACCATCCATTTGATAATGTAAAAAGTAATTCCATTCTTTCAAGTATTATGTCCGTTTTCGGTTTCACTGGTTTGTTTGCAAGTTGTGGAATAGCTTACTCTACAAACAAATATTACAGAGAAGAAAGACAACGCGAAGAGATGAATAGTTATTTGTAACATGTTTAACACTACATGTTAAAAAGTGAATTATAAAATATACTAGTTTCGTAAACATACTTAATAAAATATGAAAGTAATGAAACTGGTTATGCCAAAAGTTGTAAAATTTACTCAACATAATATGAATGCTGGTTGGGAGAATCAATTAAAACTACAAAGAATTTGTTTGAATCAAGTTGTTCTTTTCGAAAGAGGTTGTAATTCTATTTTAAGAGATAAATTCCCAAACGTTGAAACTGTTATTTTTGAAGATTGTGACAAAGATTTTTTCCATTTGAACTTGTTGATTAAAAAAGTTTTTCCAAATCTTAAAACAGTTATCTCCAATTGCCATCCTTGTGAAGAATACACTCTCCATCAAAGAAAGAAAGAAAATATAGATTTTTTTATTACAGAACGTTGGGTAGATTGTAAAAGAAATTGGATGAATACTAATTATATGACTGATCAAAACGAAATTGCTCCATATATTCATCCAGTTACTGATGAGGAGTTCAAAGATTTTATAGAAGGTCTAAGCTATACCAATCCAATGTTTTTGAAAGATTAATTGAAAAAATGATTTTTATTTTTAATAAACTTTTTATAATTATTTATAAGGAATATGTCTACTTGGAATAATTGTGAAAAATGGGTAAACACATTAGCACTTGCGCTTTTGGAAAATACTTTTCCTCAATCAAAAAATTCTATTATGAGTGATGATTTTACAGGTTGTAAAAAATCTAATTATGAATCAATTACAGATTTTTTCGAATGTATCACTAATTATATTTATGAACAAATTACAGATGATAATTGTTCTGATGAATTCAAATTTGTGAAAAAAAATGCAAAAAAGTTTTGTGAAAAAAATGATTCATTAAATGAACATGAAATGTTTTACGCAATGACAGAAATCATGAATGATGTTTTTCCTACAACTAAATCTTTTGATTATGAAGATTCCCAGACTGGAAGATCATTTTACAAAAATGCAACAGAAGCTTTATGTCTTATCGTTTATGATTATCGGTTAGGTAAATTAAGTAAACAAGAGTAATTTTTTATAAAATTTCGATTTATTTGAAAAAATCATATTTATATTTATTTTCCATTTTTGTTATTTGTACTTTCCAACTATCACAACCAAACATATAAATATCAATATAATCTCCCACATTTTTCAATTCCGAAATAAGAATATTCGGATCATCCAAAACACTTTCTCTCCATTTTTCTTCCTCTAAATATTGAGGATTTGGAATAAAATTTTCATGTTCTTGGTTAAAACAACGACCAATTTTATCAAAAAGTACATACGTATTCATTTTAACATCTAGTGTATTATTACTTGTAATAGACACATCCCAACAGACAGCACCAACCAGATATGAAATAATATCTTTTACGGACCTATCAATAGATAATCCATATTTAGAAATTTCATTTTCATCCATAACCATTGTACATAATGGTATTTGTTGTGTAGACATATTATACATTTTATAATTAATTATATGAAAAAAAAAGAAACCATTTTTTTTATTATAAAAATTAATTATGGTTGATCCAAACGGAAAAACTTGACACAATTGTCATAAGTCATCTGAACGAGATCTCCCTCATCGATACCCGTCAATTTACTCATTTTGGTAACCACTCGGTGGACCAAAACTGGAGTATTATATGAAGCTCGCTTTTTGGGATTCTCTTGATCAGGAGGGAAAAGCCATGGTGAATCAGTTTCGATCATAACTCTTTTTAAGAAAAGTTCTCGATAAGAAGGATCTGAAACTGCATTCTTAACCGCTTGTCTCAAACGCATTCCACGTTTTTCGTCACAAAGCCACCCAGTAATTCCAACATAGAAACCCATGTCCAAATAAGCTTTTAACTCCTTCCAACCATCAGTAAAACAATGGACAACCGCTTTCTCCTCAAAAGAAATATCTTCATCATAACATTTTTTGAAAATTTTACAAAAATCTTCAAAAGCATCTCGACAATGAAGATACAAAGGTAGTTTCAACTTGTGTGCCAAGTTAATCTGCTTGAGGAACCAATATCGTTGGGACTCTGGTGTACTGAAATTACGATTGTAATCCAAACCACACTCACCAATGGCGAGAACAACATCACGATTCTTAATAATCTGCTTCTCGATATTATTGAGAGCATTGTCATCCAAAGATTTTACATCATGTGGATGTACACCTCCTGTACAGAAAATTCCATTATTTGACTTACAAAACCTGATGTTGAAAGGAAGATCTTTTGGTGTGTTTGTAATACCAATCATAATATCGATACCGTTTTCCTGAGCATTTTTTACAATCTTTTTAACACCAACTTTGTGAAACTTTTTACTATTAAAATTAACACCAATATCTGTTAAACTCATAATTAAATATTGGATGATGTAATTATAAAATTATTAATTCATTTTTTTTAAACAAAAAAAAAAATGATTTGAAAATAAGCTAAATAAATAATTCTTTTCTTGAGTATGTCTAAAAAAGATAAAAAGAATAAAAAGAATAAAGAACAGAAACGCCTTGAATTCAAACAACGTTGTAAACGTATTTCCAAAGTTTTTTCAGAACATTGGATGAAAACAGTTGGCCAATTTATGTTTAAAACTCCTTCTCCACTCTTGGAGACAATACAAGAAGAATGGACCGATGAAATGAAGGAACAATTGGAGAAACTCCAAAAGAGAGATGTCAATGATGCTTTAACAAGAAAAAGAGCAGAAAAAAGGCGTATGGATAAAGAGTATGTTATTCTTTTAGAACAGGAAAAAGAGAGATTGAAAACAGTAGACGATGGTATTGTTGCTTTCAATAATTTGAAGGAATCTGATATTGAACACTCTTTTACAATTCCCGAGTTTTTTGAGAATGAAGTAAGCAGGGAGAAATGTCAAATTCTAACAGATCTTTATACCGATCTTATAGATTCGAAGATGAAAGATGTTGACACTTTTTTTGAAAAGATGCGGTCTTTCCAAGATACAGATTTTGACAATTTGGCTCCAAAAATCCGCAGATTGGCTAATATGAAATATGTTTTTGAAAAAGCCAACATAACTGTTGAAGAAAAGCCAAAAAAAGCTAAAATACAGAAACTTGATCGATCAAAACCAAATAATGACCGATTACGGTCAAACAATGACCGATTACGGTCAAACAATGACCGATTACGGTCAAAACGATCTAAGAAAAAGAAGAGTTCCAGAGTTGAAAGTGAGGAACAAAGAAAGATCCGAAAAGGTATGGGGAAGAGTTTTGAAGAACTTGTTCTCCAAATTCTACAAAATAATGGCATTCAAAGATCCAATTTCAAAACAGATGATGAAATCAGTGAAATTAATGAACGTGCAACGAAAAATTATGAGATCAAACCTTTTCCAAGAACACCAGATTTCCTTTTTGACAAAGTCATAAAAATCAATGGTTTTCCTGTTAAATGGATTGATTGTAAAAACTGTACCGTTATTAATGGATTAACTGATGAGGCAGAAGTTGAGAGTTTCAGCAGACAAATCAAAGATTATTGCCGCTTCTTTGGATCAGGACTCGTCCTCTTCCATAGACCTTATATGGCAACAACCAAAGACCTGTATGATCATTCAAATATGGTCAAACATATGCGAATATTATATTGATGCTTCACACTTTTGAAAAATATTATAAACATTTGAATCACCATTAAGAGCAACATGTACAACCACCCATAACTACTATAATTTTTGGTTCGTATGCGGGGGTAACCCCCGCTGGCCCCCTTTCGCTCACTACGTTCGCGGTACAAATTATAACCAGTTTGTACCGCGAGTCGGAGACGAGCGAGCGTAGAGTTCAAAAGAGAGAGGCACTCTCTCTTTAATTAACCTTATCAAATTTATAAGTATGTTTAACAAAAGCGTATTTCAAGACTTCATGAATATTTTTAACTGTTTTTATGTCAAGATCCTTACTAATTGTTTTCTTCTTACTTTGGAAACACTTATCATCTTCGAAAGTTTGACTCAACTCGAACTCATTTTCCTTCTCAACAATCTTATCATAATCCTGTTTATTATCAATTGGAATCAAAACTCTTTTAACTCCTGCTGCTAATGCACCAGTAAGTTTGGCTTCCAATCCTCCGATTTTGTGAACATTCCCGTGAATATCAACTTCTCCAGTCATTGCAATGGTGTTTCTTACGGGAATTCCACAAACACGAGAAATCATTGCGGTTGTAATTGTAATACCAGCTGATGGCCCATCCTTTGGTGTAGAAGCCTCTGGACAGTGAATATGGAGACCAAACTCTTTAATTTCATCTTTTATATTTGCTGGTAATAAGTTTGCGGTCAAAGTCAATGCGCAACGCATACTCTCCTTCATGACGTCACCTTGACTACCTGTTAGTTCTTCAATACAAAGTCTCTTCTTATCAGTTGGTGTGTTCATAACCTCAATAATAGTTATTCCACCCAAACCAGACGAATCTGCGTATAAACCATTGACACGACCTATTTGGGGTTTCTTGGCAATAACTTTTCTCTGAACTCTCGGCTTCCCTGACATAATCTCATCTATGAACTCTTTATCAACTTTAATTGGAGTTTCAATGTCATCATTCAAAATCTTTTTGAGATTCAATTCACGAACAATATCAAGAAGAATCTCTTTTAACTTACGGACACCAGCTTCATAAGTGTAATCATCAATCAACTCAGAAATTAATTCATTTTCAAAAACAATCTCATCATTAGAAAAACCAACCGTTTTATAAATCTCTGGCAAAATATAACGATTCGCAATGACTAATTTCTCACGTTTAGACAAAGATTTAACAGTAATCTCCTGAATTCTGTCTCTCAAAATACGATCAATAAGATGACGATCATTATAAGAAAAAACAAATAAAACTTTGGATAAATCAATATTAATGCCTTGAAAATACTTATCATGAAACTCTTTGTTTTGCACTGGATCAGTCATGTGAGTGAGAATTCCGATAATTTCTTTACCATGTTCTGTACCACTAACTTTATCCAACTCATCAATATAAATAATCGGATTCATACATTTTGTTTCCATCAAGATCTCAACAATGTGTCCCCAACGAGAACCCAAATATGTGTAATTATGACCAACCAAATAAGAACCATTAGTCGCACCACCCAAGGCCAAAAAGGCATAAGGACGGCTTTGTCCATTCGCATTGACGAGACATTTAGATAAACCGTTTTTACAAATAGTTGTTTTACCAACACCTGGTGGACCGACTAAACCGAAAATTTGTCCCTTCATTTCACCATTAATCCATTGGCCAACAATTCTCTTAATTTGTTGTTTAGTTTCATTGTGTCCATAAACTGATTTGTCGAGAATTCCTTCGACATTTTCCATGTATTTCTTTTTGTCATCTTTGAATTTAATCCATTCATAAACGAATTTAACAATTTCAAATATACAATATTTAATGAATTTAGATAATTCATCATCTTCTTCTGACTCATCAATAACACTATCTCCATAAATCTTCTTCTCGACATCTTCCAATTTCTTGGAAATTAATTCTATGTGATTATCATTTAATAAACCATTACCAATAAGTGTTTCCTTAATATTATTATAAAATTTAAGTTCATTCAAACTTTTCTTGTATAGATCTTTTTGATCTTTATAATTACCAAAAAGATCTTTGGTATTATTCTGATCATCTTTACCACTTTTTTTATTGTCCTTTTCGGTAATTGTAATACCAAGTTTTTCTACATATTCTACCTTTAAGGATTCCTCCTCAACATCTTCAAATGTTATTTCACAATCCAAATCATTAAATTTCAATAAATGTTTCTCCAAAAACTTCATAAAATTATTCACATTACTCTCATTACTATTATCAACCAAAACATAATAATTATTAATAATTTCCCTTAAAACAATAGCAACATCTTCATTCCCAATATCATCAATTCTACAATTCAAAATTGTAATAAAGTTCTCTAATTTGTCACTGTAATCCTTGAAGAAACTAAAAATTTGTTCTTTATGGTAATATCCAAAAGGAACCTCCAGTAATCCATCAAGATATTGGCGGGCTTTTCCTCCATTTTCTTTTGAAATTTTAAATTCCTTAAGTTTGTCCATAGCTTTTTTGATAACTTTATCTGGTACTTTCATAGAAACAATTCTAGATTCATATGGGACATCTGAATAAGAAAGGGATTCCAATTTCCTCTTTTTGTCTTGGATATTTTTGAGAACAACTTTAAAATTCTTCTTGATACTCCAATGTAAGGAGTTGTATATTTGTTCAGCGTGTGGTTTGGCTTGAAATACTAAAGATTGGTCTGAAATGAGGTCGAAAATAATGTGTGCTTTGAATTGGTCTTCATCTGTTGACATAAGGAAGAGAGTAATAATTTTGCGTTGTTTTTCTACAGTTCCCTTGACAAATTCGTTAATAAGTGATGAAAGGGTTTTGTTTTTGTATTTAGTGAGTTCATCGTAACTTCTTTTGATTAGAAGGATGATTTCACGGTTGGTTAGTACAATGAAATCTCTCAATGATAATTGTTCTATGTATTTATTTTTGAATGTATCTGGTATGTCCAGGTAGTTTGTATCACTTATTAACATTTGTAGTTTTTTTCCGAAAGTTCCATTTTGTCTGGTGATGTTGATTGGATCTTGTTTAAAGTACCCATTTACCTTTACTAATTCTCCTTTGAAAGGGAAATAAATAGTTGCGCCATCTATTCTTTCAATGAGTGTTGGCCCAACATTTTCTAATTTTCTTGGGAATGGGGTGGATAAACTTTCTATTTTTGTTATTGAAACTATTTTTTTGATTAGTTTTTCATCCCTAATCATTTTGGAACTTGTTGGAACGAAAAATTTATCATAAAAAATAATGAGTTTAATGTAACTCCTATCTAAAGTTTTCAGCCATGTTTTGCGATCAACTTTTAATATTGAAATAACATCTGAACAACTATATGCACCAATATCCTCACATAAAATATATAACTCTTCTAACATATCATTAATCATAAGTTTTATACTTCTTTTTCCAATTGTGTCAATAATTTTTATGGTTGCTGGGTTCGGGATAGATTTGTATTTGTTGAATATTTTTTCAATTTTCTCAACATACAAATTGTATTTTTCTTTTCTCATCAATTTATTAAAGTATATGCGTTCGTTAAGGTTACTCATTATTGAACATATACTTAAATAAACTGAATCAAGTTCAGAGTTAAGAACATTTAAATAATCAAGTTTTCTTTTAATTTCTCTTTGTAATTTCCGTATATGTTTAATATCTTTTTTACGAATTCTTTTTTGAATAGATATATTCATATATACTTTTTAAGAAAAAAAGTATTGTCAAAAAAACATACTTTTCAGAAAAAAATAAATATTGCAAAAATATGAATTTAACATACTTAAGGATTTATCAACTTTATAACTCGATGAATAACAGAAAACGTAAATATGTTAGTTTGTATAACAATAGTCGAACTCGCAATGTACATAACTATAAAAGAAATAAAAAAGTATTTTCAACCAAAGATCCATTCAAAACTAAGTTTAAAAGTGTTGAACCTTTGCACCATAAAATGGAAACAGATGGAGATAAAGATGATTATTTCGGAGACAAAAGCGAAGTCTTTCATGATATCGAAATGAAAGTTGATACATTGAAAGATATTATTAAATTAGGAGAATCTTATGATCCTAATTCTAATAAAAAATATGTTATTAATCTAAAATTGTTAAATAAATGTATACCAACTTTGAAAAAATTAGACATATTGGTTGGTATGAAGAGTATTAAAAAACATATTGTTGATTTAATCTTCTTTTATCTACAGAATTTTCAACATGATAATACCGGTAAAAATATGATTAACACTGTTTTTTATGGACCTCCCGGAACTGGTAAAACGGAAGTTGCTAAAATTATTGGCAAACTTTATTACCAATTAGGATTAGTTGAAAAGGATTTGTTTATTAAGGCTAAACTTACTGATTTAATTGGTAAATATGTTGGTCACACGGAGGCTAATGTTGAAGAGTTATTCAAGAGGGCATCAGGAGGAATTATTTTCTTAGATGAGGCTTATTCATTGGGTAATAAGGATAGACCAACCAGTTTTTCTAAGGTTGCTATTGATATTATTAATGAGAAGATGACTAGGGATCAAACCGAAGGTCACGAAGGTCACGAAGGTCACGAAGGTAAGGAAAAATCTGGAAAGGTTTGTTTTTTCATTGCTGGTTATGAAAAAGAGTTGAATGAATCTTTTTTCAGTGTGAATCCAGGTTTGATTAGTAGATTCTTTTTCAGATTTTATACAGAAAGATCTACATATTCTCAATTGAAATTAATTTATCAGAGAATGATGAGGGAAGATGGATGGAAATTGTCTGAGGTTGATCCTATTACAATTGATTTTTTCAAAACAAATTATAAGAGTTTTCCCAATTATGGTCGTGATATGCAGAGGTTGTGGCAATTGACGAAGATGTCTCATTCAAAGAGAGTTTTTGGAAAGAGTATAGAACTTCGTGGGTTGGTTACTCAAGCAGATATATCAGATGCTTTTGGGATGTTTGTTAGTGAAGAAGCTGATAAAGCTAAGAAGGCAAGTATGCAGATTTTGTCGACACTTTATTCGTAATTGAACACAATTAATTTTTTTTACGTAGAAAATAATTTTATAATATCTATAAAATTATAATGGGTTCTAATGAAAAATGCCAAGACTTTATTATAGAAATAAATGATGAAGTTCTTTACAAAGAAGATGAGTATAATTTAGAAGGATTAATACTCATAGAAAAAGATAGTGTTGAAAAATTAATAAAAAACAATAACAAATTGAGAAATAAGGTCAAAAAGTTAGAGAAACTTATAGAATTTAAAAATTGTGAATTGGATTCATATAGGGATAGATATGAAAGTGAAGATAGTGGCTTGGAATCATCTTTTAAACAATTTTTTACAAATTGTTTCCAATGTCTTGACTAAAGGTAAAATCTTAGTATAATTATATGGAAAGTAATTTTATCGAATTCATCACAGTTATCCTGTTACTATTTGTTATTTTTCTATTAGGATACTTGTTCTATTTATTTGTTAAACAAAACATGAAATCAGGTGGCCAAACGCCAATTCCAGATATAGATACATCAAATTGTAGATGTATGAGACAAACCAATGCCAATTATGGTTTCTGCGGAACTTGTGACAGCGAAGGTTTCCGATATGGATGTAGCACAGGAACCACTGGATGTAGAAGAAATTGCCGAAAAGTAAAATACTCAGGAAAAAGATGCGACAGCTGTAGAGACACAGGTTGTCATCAGTAAAGAGAGATTGCATCTCTCTTTTAAACTCTACGCTCGCTCGTCTCCGACTCGCGGTACAAATTGGTTATGATTTGGTTATGATTTGGTTATAAATTGGTTATAAATTGGTTACAAATCTGTTACAAATTGTACCGAGCGAAGCTCGAGCGTAGAGTTCAAAAGAGAGAGGCACTCTCTCTTTAAAAATTAAAAAAAATGATTCTGCTGAACAAACATTGTTATTTGTGTTAAATGACTAATAAGAATGTATAATGCGAACTTTACAGAAACACAACAATTAGCACTTAATTCTATGATGAAAGGACGTAATGTCTTTGTTACTGGTCCAGGTGGTACTGGTAAGTCATTTTGTATCTTTTATTTTCTTGCGAAAATGAGGGAAGCTGGAATTGAAAAGGAGCAAATTGCGGTTACAAGTACAACGGGTATTTCAGCAAGTCTTATTGGTGGAACAACACTCCATAGATTTGCTGGAATAGGTTTAGGTAACAAGAGTTTTGATTATTATTTTGATTCTATTTCAAGGGATCATTTCCGAAAGAGGAGATGGACAAAATGTAAAATCTTGATCATTGATGAGGTTTCCATGTTGTCACCGAGATTGTTTGAAATGTTGGATTGTTTGGCAAGAAAGTTGCGTAGAAAGCGGGACGAACCTTTTGGTGGAATTCAAATTATTCTTTTGGGTGATTTCTGTCAGTTACCAACTGTTAAAGAGAAGCAGTTTTGTTTCGAAGCAATTAATTGGGATGATGTTATTGATGAAACATTCTATCTCACCGAAATCATGCGACAATCTGATGAGAAATTCCAAGGAGTTCTCAATAAAATTAGGATGGGAAATGTTGATGAAAATGTCAAAAAGTTATTGAACAGTCGTGTCGGGGTTAAGTTGGATCTCTCTGAAGGGATTGAACCCACAATTATTTATTCAAAAAGGAACCAAGTGGAGAAATATAATGATAAAAAGGAAAATGAATTGAAGGAGAATGGTGCTGATTCTAATGTATATTTATCAAGTTATGATTATGCCCGTGATATGAGTGAGGCTGCCAAGAAATATTTGAAAGATTTTATTGACAACAACTACAATATTACGAATGAATTGGAGCTTCAAGTTGGGACACAAGTTATGGTAAATGCGAATTTTCCAGAGAGGAAACTTTATAATGGAAGTCGTGGTGTGGTGATTGGTTTTACTGAATTGAAAGTACCTATTGTTAGGTTTTTGGATAAAAGGGAATTAAGGATGAAGGAACATGAGTGGAAGTTTGAGGGGAATAATAATTCGTTTGTTATTAAGAAACAGATTCCACTCGTTGTTGCGTGGGCAATTACTATTCACAAATCTCAGGGAATGTCTCTTGATTATGTTTCAACAAGTATTGGTGAAAGTATTTTTGAGTATGGGCAAGTTTATGTTGTTCTTTCCCGTGTTCGGAATTTAGATGGATTGACCATCAAAAAGATAGATTTTAATAAGATTATAGCACATCCGAAGGTTGTTGAGTATTATAACAATTTGTAAAGGAACATATTGTTTCTTTTGAGCTCTCTGCCTAATTTAATATAATTAATTAAGTGAATTTGAATAAGGATTAAATTGACCATTACCATTATCAAAAAGGTGATAAGCTCTGTGATTATTTTCTGGGAGTCCACATTGACGACATTTTCTTTGTTTCTTGTTTGATTCTCTTAATTTTCTTGCGAATGTGTTTTCGGTTTCTCCAAGCCTTCTTCTTGATACTTCTCTTCCATTTTCACGAGTGACTTCATATTTGATAGCTTTTGATGCGTAAGTTTTGTTACATCTTGTACAACCACCAATAGAGCTACCGTGGTTTCCGCAAGTTTGACAGGTTGTATCATATCTTGTTTCGATGTTTGTTGTTCTTTTTATTGTAGGTGGAACAGATGCGAATTGCATATTTGACATATATTTATATATTATATATCTCATTTTATTGGTTAAAACAAACGAAGTTATTTAAAAAAAAATTATTGTGTAATAATTATTATGTCATATGCACTAAAAAGATCAATAGAGGATGTTAAAAAAACGATAGAATTTCATGACAAAAAAATATCTGATATGAAGAAAAAAAGTAAATGCTGTATTTCAAAGACCAAATATCAACAAGAATTAAATGTTTCAATGCAACATATATTTGAGTCTAAAAAAAAATTATCATTGTTGGAAGAGGAACTGAGAATGTGTCTTAAAAAGGAATCAGAGGATTATGTCAAACGTCAAAAAATAATTCGGGAACAATTAGATGGAAATTTTCGATATTTATTCAATAATGAGATGGATATATTACGATTGAAGTCTCTGTATAATAATACAAAAATTTATAAAGATATTCTTGAGATATATGAAGGTATAAATCAAGAAAACACATCACAAGGTAAAATGAATCTTATTTTTTATGTTTTGTATAATACTGGGTATTATTTGTTTAGTGAACAAGTTAAAGATGGTATTACATGTGATGAAATTAAAAATATGATTTATGATAAATATGCAATTAGTAAAAAAAGAATATTTGTTTCAACTAATTTGACATATCATTGTGCAATAAGAATAGATAAAGATAATAATGTCAATGATGATACAAAATTTATTCTTTATGATAAGAAAAATCCGAATAAATGTGTGTTAGTTGGGTGTCATATATCTGGAGGTGGTATGAATGATGATGTTGTGGCATTGAAACAAGAATTGATTGAACTCAAACAGGAATTGTATAAACTCAAAAATGATATGAAATAGATTTACCAAAAAGTGGCAGATCTTATCAATCTAATGATTAAAAATTGTGTTAAATATTTTAATTATTTAACATTATTTATTGTTGTAAAATAATGATTAAAAATTACTTACCAAAAAGTAACACATTAATTTTGAAAATATATTTTAAAATTGTAAAAACTTATTAATTTTTTTTCGGAAAAAAAAATTTTTTTTGAAATTTTCAAAAATAAAAGTTTTGTGTCCTGAAATATATTTTTGAAATCAATGTGTGATTTTTTGGTAAATCAAATATTGTATTATTCCATATCAATAATCTACCTATAAAAAATATATTGTGATCTTCATTTTTTAACAATATATTGGTAAATTGTGTTACTTTTTGGTAAAATGTGTGATTTTTTGGTAAATTAATTTAAGAATAATATAATATATTAAATATAAAATGTTCGAATGCGAAAACTGTGGAAAAATATTTAATCACAAAAAAAATTATAACTACCATATTGAACGTGGTGTTTGTCAAAAAGAAAATAAGTTTAAGTGTGAATTATGTGATAATACTTATAAAAATAAACGTAATTTAATAGAACATTTAATAAAAATACATAATATAAATACGGATCAAATGAAAGATTATATTTCAATAAACCCGCATTATATAAATGATATAAAATGTTCTTTATGTGGACATAAATTTTCGCGTGTATCATGTCTAAATAAACATTTACTTTCAAACTGTTGTGTCAAAAAATCACAAATTATAAACAATAATAGTACTACAAATATGAATAACAATAATGGTGCAAGTATAGGTAACAATAGTGGTACAGTTAATGTTAACAACACAAATAATACCAATAATTATAATGTCAATATAAACAATTTTGGAGAAGAAAAAGTTGATCAAGATAAACTTATAAAACTAATTCAAAAAACAAATATGTTCAATATTAATGATCTATTCATGAATTATATCATCATGAAGCATGTACAAACTCCTGAAAACAAAAATCTTTTTGTTAAACACATGTATGGAGGTCAATTATATGTTTTCAAGAAAAAATGGGAAAAAGCCTTGAAAGAAGTTATTTTTGAAAAGATAAAAATTGCAACTATAGATGATATCAATGATTGTATCACCAATAATAAACATCTTAACAATGCAATTTTATCTAGTGTATTGGATAAACTTGAATATGAAAGTCCCAAGAAATTCAATAAAGATATAAATGATGTTCTTTATAAAAGTAAGGAAATTCTTGGAAAAAATTATGAGGAAACGAAAAATTTTGGGAAGTAATATTTATATTTTTTTTTTAATGTTTGATATATTATGAGCAATCAAAATATATCAATTGATGTTGCGTTAAAAAATGAAAAGGATTTCTTAAAAATTTTTAATTTACAAACTGAAGTTTTTTTTCAAAAGTTAGCTAAGAAAAAGAATATTTGTAAATATCTTGATGAATTATACATAAATGAAGAATTATTTTATTATAATATTTCTAAAAAAAATATTAATAAGATAAATAAATTAATCAAACAAATAGAAAAAACAGATTTCCCAAAGAAAATTAATATTTTATTCAATAATTTGGTAATCAATAATTTAAAAAAAATATGTAAATTATCGTTAACTTTTGATTATACGATTAAAAAAACTATTTCTCACAAATATTCATATCACTACAAAACACAAATTGTGGAAAAAAATGGTAAAAAATTTGTGTGTAAATCTGAACGAATTAATAAACATGATAAAAAGAATGGTATTGATCTATCATGTTACTTTATCGAAGAAATAAAATATAGATTTAAGACAAATAAATTTGGAAAGATTATGCCAAAAATAATTGAAATTATTATTTTACAAAAAAATAATAAAATAACAGATATTAAATACATTTATGAATATATTGATGGTAAACCATTGGGTGAATATTTAAAAAAATTAAATAAAATAAAAAAAGAAAAACTTTATGAAAAAATAATTGATGTTATAAAAATTTTAAACAAAAATAAAATTAGTTTTGGAACTTACTACGAAGATTTATTAAATGATATATTAATTACAAAAAATAATAAAATATTTTTTACTGGAATTAATTATAGAAATATTAAATTAAATTATAATAAAATATTAAAAGATACAACAAAACTCAAAATTGCATTTTTAAATAAAGAAAAAATGTTGGAAGGTTCTTATATTAAATTTGGAAAATTTATTACTTTAATTTTAATGGAAATGATTAAAAACAAAAAATTAAATCTTAATCAATAAATTTTTATTTGAATTTATTCTAGACTTGGATCTTCCCAACTAAATAACCAAATAGAATGTCCATTTTTAGAAAAAGCATAATCCCATTTACGAAAATCCATTTTTTTCAATGAAGTCAACATATTTTTATTTTTCAATTCAACTTTTATCTGAATATACTTATAAATTTCCAAAAGTTTTGAAAAAATAATTAAATAATCTTTTTGTGTTTTAATATTCAACACATATCTTCTTACTAAAAAATCCATATCAATACTACCAAATAAAAATCCCACCAACTTTTTATTTTTTATTATAACTACATATTCATCTTTAATATATTCGTGATTTTTATGATTTTTATAAATAGGTTGTAGATTACTCACATTTATATTTTTATATTTTTTTCTTAATAATTTTATTAGGTCTTCCAGAATATTTTTTTTTATTAATTCATCATAATTATAAAGATAAAAATTAAAATTATCTTTTTTATATCTTTTCATTATATAATATGTCTGATTTTTATTTTTTATTTCATGGAATAAAATTATTAAAACCTTCTTTTACTTTTCCAAATTCACCACATTATCAACTCAAAGTTGGTAAGCGTAAAATTAAAAATAACAAAGATGGCGCAAAACGTTTAGAAAAAATTATACAAAACTGGAATTATTATGCATTAACTCATAATGAATTTTTCAAATTAACTGGAGATAAATACTTAAATTTATGGTCACCAAAATTAAAAGATGTTAAATATAATAATTTCCCACCTTATATACTTGATTATGATTATGAATTAAGAAAAATTGTATCAAAAATAAAAGAATTTTTTAATAAGATAACTGATCGACACAAAGGCTATAAAAAATATTTAACACTTTTCAACGGAGGATCAGCATTTTTGATATATATGTCAAAGGTAGATGTTTATATATATAAAAATGACAAAAATAAAATTTTGAATTATTTACCACAAAGTTCATTAAATAAAAAATTATCTGACATGGCTAAATTTAAACTTATATATAATTTTAATGAACTTGTATAGCATTTCAAATATAACAAAGTATTTATAGGTAAATGTCCCCATGGAGGTAAAAAAGTTGATGGTAATAGTTTTTTATTTAATATTCAAAAAGATAAATATATTTTTGTTGGTAGAAATTTATTTCAATTCAAATCCATAACAAATATAATAAAATTTATTTCACCTATAGGTAATTCAGCAGTATCATATCCATATGCTGTTGATATTAATAAAAATTATTATTTATTTCTTGATAATATTATTTTACAAAAGATACCTGAAAAATATATTAATGATCCATATATTTATTATTATGAAAACAAAAAGATATCTACAAAAAAGATAACTACAAAAAAATTATTTGATAAATATGATATTCCCAATCTTAAATCTTTATAATAGTATATGAATAAAACTAATTTTAATGGTATAATTAAAGATTGTGTAAAAAATATTAAATTACATCAAAATAGAAAATCATATACATATAATAATGAAGATGAATACTATTCCACATTGAAAAAAGAAATTGGTGATTTCTCTATTCCAATATCAGAAAGGAAAACAATAAGTGTAATTGTTTTTAACCCAAATAATAATGATGGTGCATTTTCCGCATCCATTGCATACAATTACATAAATGAAAAGTCGAATAAGGCAGAAATCAATTTAATAGGTATTGGTGAAGGTAAAGGTAATATTCTTCTTAAAAAACAGAAAGAACTTACTGGAAAAAATATTTTAATTGTTGATTTACAATATAATGATTATATTTATAAAGAATTAGGTAAAATTTGTAATAAAGTTTATGGCATTGATAACCATTTTCCTCCTAAAACAGTTCCAGATAATGTAAAAGTTGTTTCTTCAAATGGTGGACATGGTAGTTGTGCGCTTGTTTGGAAAATATTTTATCCATCCAAGAAAGTTCCAGATCCTGTTAAATTAGTTGATTTGGGTGATTCTAAAAAACAATTGAAGGGACTTTCATACTCAAATTTTTTTACATCAGCATTAACATTTAGATATACAAGAAGTCCATTTATCTCAAAAAATAAATGGAGTAGTGGTGAGCCTTTGAATGACATTTGGAATATTATTGAAAGTGGAAATACAGCAGTTTGGACAATTATTGGAAATTATATGAACGAAGCTCTTGAAAATGCGAAAGAGCAAATTGCAAAGAACGCAGTTGTTAAAAATGTTCAAGGATTTAAAGCAGGAGTTCTTAATTTTCTCGATCCAGTTTTGTATAAACGTGTTGGTAGACAAATTAATACTAATTTACAAGGAAAAATAGATTTTGCAATGCTTTGGGGATGGGAACATTCTAATAATATTTATAAAATAAGTATAATAGATGACCATAAACAAACAAAAATAAATATACCAAAACTTGCAGAAATATTGGGTAAAATTGGAGGAACACCTAAGAAAGGGGGAGGTTTTGGTCATGTTGGTAACTTTTATTGGCCTCGTAATAAAAAACACGATATTTGGGATTTATTTGAGAAGAATCTTTTGTCAGATAAAGATAAGAAAGAAATTATGAAATGAATGTGTTATAATATTTTTTGGTGATATTATTAGGTTCGTGACCATATATTATTTTTTTTTCGTAGTCCAATATTTAGGATCAGGTGAAGGTGCTGTAGAGAAAAATCGCAAAATTCACAATTTTTAATATAACGATATTATTACTTAAAGATATAATAATAAACAATATTGGAGATGTAATGGTTTGATGTTATTCCATATGCTCCAATGACATAGTTTTATCGATAACCAAGATAAGTTATAACTATTGTGTAAAACATCTTTTAAATAAACGTTTAAAAGTTTATTTACAGGTCAAGACGAAGGCCTTTAGAATATCTTCGGGTATTAAATTTGTTAAAAATTATAATTTGTGATTTTTGCGAATTTTGTCGTCTGATAGATTAAGTAGATTAGTTATTTGTAAATAATTATAAGTTTTTATAATAAGAAACCTATTGTGTCAGTTTGAATCCTTAATAAGATCCTTAATACTCTGTTTGAGTGCCAAGAGTCGTTGTGTCTTGTTACTGTCAAGTTTCGTAAGTTGAGCCTTCAGTCTTGCAATCTCCTCATCCTTTTCTGTATTGGAATGTTGCAAATCAATAATTTGGAGGCGCTGTTTCTCACAAAACTCATTTGTGCTTCGAAGTTCATTCTCAATACACACCTTCGCATCATGAAGTTCATCACGTTGAACTCGAACAGAGTTATACTTTACCTCGAAAGCGTAGGCATCCTCATCATTCAACTGATTCTTGGTTTGAATATCCAGAAGCTCAGAAGACCTTTGAGAACACAAATCAGAAAACTCATCACGTTGTTGTGCTGTTTCTTCGACCAATTCGGAAATATAGCTGATATTATCATTGAGACCAGCGATTTCCGTTTCTTTTTCCCGAATTATCTTTCCAAACTTTGCGTCTTGCTCCTCAATTTTTACCATCAGCTCATTGTTTTTCTTGAGGAGATCTCTGATCTTCGTCTCAGCATCAAAATCCTCATTGGGAATAATAAGTTTTTTAGCAAAAATAAAAAGTTTTTCAGCATCTGTTAGAGAATCAAACTCTTCATGAACAGAAGACTCGTCTACTTTCATCAAGGTTTCTTTCAAATATGCAAATCCATCAAAAATTTGCTCTTCAAAATTGTTGTTTTCATCTTCCATATTCTATAATAAGAATTCCAATACTTCAAAAAATTTTTATCAATTTTTAAAGAGAGAGTACCTCTCTCTTTTAAACTCTACGCTCCACCTTCCTTCGGTCGGTGGGTACAAATTATAACCAATGCATAACCAATACATCGCCAATACATAATCAACTTACATCCGTTCGCCATAGGCGAGACGGAGCGTAGAGTTTAAAAGAGAGAGGCACTCTCTCTTTGGCGCCTCTCTTTGTTTATAAAATTAATCCTTAAATTAAAGTTGAAAAGTAGGACTTTTCTTACTCGTCAGAAACATGCTCGAGGATGCTCGAACGGAGCGTCTCAAACTTTGTCGTTGAAGCTGTCAACTTCTCAGAAGCCTCGTGATAGTCCAATTGGAGCTTGACAACGTTGTCAATCTCAATCTGGAGCTTCTCCTCGAGATCCTTCACCTTGGTGGTCAAATCCCGGTTCTCCTGTTGGAGAACATTGGAATGTTCCATCTCGACATTGAGGAGCTTCTTCTGAGACATAGCCTTCTTCTGAAGCTGTGCGAGATCATCAACGGCCACGGTGAGCTTGGCACTCACGTCAGACAGCTTGGCTGTCTGATGCGACTCAAGGTCTTTTTGAAGAGTCCTGAGCCAAACCAAATCCTTCTCATGGTCAGACTTGAGCGAAGCCAAGGTCTTCTCATGGTCAGACTTGAGCGAAGCCAAGGTCTTCTCATGGTCAGACTTGAGCGAAGCCAAGGTCTTCTCGGTAGTCTCAAGCTTCTTCTTGAACTTCTCAACCTCATCCGCTGCGTCTGAGTTGACGATACTGAGAATCATTGCCATCTTGGCCTTGTATCCTCCAACCTTCTCAACAAGGTCATCGTAATCATCCTCATCAGAGTCATCAGAGTCATCAGCCGCAGCCTCAAGCTCATCAATCTTTCTCTTCTGAAACTCAACTTGCTCAGTCAACTTCATGACCTTTGCTGAATCACTCTCCTCTGATCGGGAAGACTTGAGAACAAGCTTTCCAATACTGTGGCGAGTATAGAGATCACGCACACTTGAACAAATAGAACTGATACGCAATATACTCTGTGGTACGTACGTAATATACTTCGGATAGTTGATTGTGACGCCACGCCTACTGTACTTGACAGAACGACGGAACGTCTTGTTCAAACAACGAATGTTACGGAACTTCGATGGGAAAGATGACTCTCCAGCAGCGATGCTCTCCAAAGCATTGCCAACTCCAATGAAACCACGGGTAGTGTAAGCAACCCGGGTCACATCCAGATCAACATGCTTTAGGTGAGAAACAAGTCCCCCACCGTCAATTGGTTGAGCAAGAATTACCTGAAGGAATTCAACTGATGAACGTACATTTTGGTAAATATTACAAACACGTGTAACATCAGCCATACTATCAGAGTATGGTGATGTAGTATTTGTGTATGTGTCGTAAACATAATACCCTTGATCCTTGAAATGCTTCTTTACAAAATCATAGTCCGCTTTCTTCGTCACACAAAAGTCGATGTCAGAGGGAGTCCACTTTGAGACGTCCTTACCAAACATGCGAGAAAGGTGATGGAAAACAAGAGAACCACAGATTCCACAAGAATCAGGATCAAACATCTTCATGAGTCCTTGAATCTCGTCAAACGAGATACCAAACTTCTTGAAACTCTCCTTGAAACCAGAGAGATCAAAAGACAAAACAGTGACATTAGTCGTTGTTTCCATATTTAGTTATAAGTCCTTTGAATATCTAGAAAAATATTCTTCAATTTTTTTTTGCGGGGAGATGCAATCTCCCCGCTACCCCCTACGCTCCGACTCCCACTCTGTGGGATCGGGTTAAATTGGTTATAAGTTTTTATCCCCACAGGGGTGTCAAGATGGATAAAGTAGTTTGTGGGGATATCCTCCACAGTTAAACAGAAGTTGCAAGGGTTTTGATAGCCTTTTGCTTGGCCTCATACTTTTCCATTTTTTCTGTAAGTTTTCCAAACGCTTCAGAAACAGGACTTCCATCAATTGCGTGAAGATATGCCTCAACAGTTTGAGTAATATCCCCGGTTTCCCGAAACTTCACATCATAATAAATCCCAGTAGGATCATCAGTGTAAACCTTCTGAATCTGCGCAATTCGCGGAACTCCCTTGTTAGGATTCATATACCAAACCGCGATACCAGTTTCAAACTTCGGCTTGTCCTGAACCTGTGGCTCCGGCTTGTCCTGAACCTGTGGCTCCGGCTTGTCCTGAACCTGTGGCTCCGGCTTGTCCTGAACCTGTGGCTCCGGCTTGTCCTGAACCTGTGGCTCCGGCTTCGTCTTCTTTTTTGAAAGACTTTCCCAATCAAAATCGTTGTAGTTCGGAAGATGTTTCAAAAAAGTGAAATCTCCTTTCTTTGTACGTTTTGCAAGGGCCTCCCAATTCCACTCCATCTTCTTCTCTTTTTCATCTCGAAGAGTTCTCTCCAAAGCTCTGTTTTTAGATTCAAGATCAAATATCACCTTTCGACAATACTTCATAAACTTGTTTGAAGAAGTAGTATTGTAATAATCATCCAAATTTTTGAGTGCTTTCGAAAGTTGACGTTCACTCCAAAAACCATAATTGTTCAAATAATCAATGGGCAAATAAATACTCATATTCAAAATAAAGCAATCACCACTCCTCAAAAAATTTTCTTCAATTTTTAAAGAGACAAAGAGAGAGTGCCTCTCTCTTTTAAACTCTACGCTCCGCCTCCCGGAGGTCGGTGGGTATAAATTGGTTATAAATTGGTTATAAATCGGTTATAACCAATTTGACCCAGCGACCTATGGGAGGTGGAGCGTAGAGTTTAAAAGAGAGAGGCACTCTCTCTTTGTAGGGTTTAAAAGAGAGTCGGGCTTTGCCCGATCACCTCTCTTTATTCGTTGCAAATTGCGAGGATCTTTTGTTTGTACTCATTGAACTCATTGTTGAGTTTTGTAAGTTTTTCATCAAGATCCTTAATTCTCTCTTCGTAAATTCCCCTTTCCTCGTCAAAAGAAGATTTGAAAAGAGACTCCAAAGGAGTTCCAACCAAATTCTCAGCGAGGATCTTGAAAGCTGACTCGTACTTGGAAATAAGTTCATCTTTCTCTCCTTTTTTCTTCAAAATGGTGAAATCAACATCATCAACAAGAGGCTCTTCTTCAGAAAGTGGAATGAGTGGAGGAAGAGATTCATCATCACTTTCTTCCCACTCAATACCAGAAAGTTGAGATGGATATCCATTGACAGTTACAATAAACGTATTAGTAGATTTACCAAATGGCATGTATTGCTTGGCAATATTTGGATACTTTTCAGGATCAAATGTGTAAAATTTGTTCTGAATGTGTACCTTATCCGGTAATATGATTTTAAATCCTCGACTCATGTATTTATGCCTCCGCTTCAAAGTGTTATCAAACTCCCTGATAGTATGTGGACTATCATTCAATGAATCCTCCATGGAAAGAATACTCTTGAAAACATCAAAAGACATCTCCACTCGATCACCGTCATAACGAGCTTTGACAAAATCATAATCAAAATCATCAATAACCGTGTTGACATCACCAGATACAACAATCACTTGAAGCTTAATCTTACCATTTACAGACTTCCACTCATAAATATCGAGAATCTTTCCATCTTCCATATTATATGTTGTGTTCATTCCGCAATTATCTCGCTTCACGAACTCATATTGTGGCTTTTGATTCTTAGTTGCCTTCTGATTGAAAGCATCGTTCAACATAACATGTAAATACTTGTTCGTTGTAAAGATATCAATGTCACTAACAGGATATTCTTCCCATTTTGAACTTGACCCACTAAAACAATGACTACTATGAGTCAATGTATGGAGTAAGAAAGAACCCGTAATACGAGTAGTCTCCTTATTAAGGCTCAAAATCTCACGAGTTTCCTTACATGGAAAACCATAATGACTAAGATGTTCTAAAACCATATTGCTATCTACCGTACGATTCTTCATAATATCAAAACAGTCACTATAACCACATCCAGAATCAACAAAAGATTTAACTTCATCTTCCGTTGCTCCTGTAATAGTCAATTTGTTAATTGTGTAACTCTTGTCTGTCATTTTACAGTATAGTAAATAACTTTTTATAATCATTTGGAAAATAAAATTCAATTTTTAAAGGGACATACTGTCCCTTTTGAACCCTCTGCTCGCCTACGCGGATAGATTTGGTTATAAAATTTTGATTTATTATAGCGTTTAAAAAATCAAAAGATAATCCTCAACAGTTTGCCTTTCTTTCCCATCTTCAAAAATAATATTATAGAAATAACATTCAGGATCATGTGTATAAACAGTCTCAATTATCACTTCAACGGGAACTATATTATTGGGGTGAATGTACAAAACTTTCGTTCCTTTTTCGTATTTAGGTTGTTTACTTTTTGGAGAAGCAGTTCCCAACTCATCATCAATAATATCCTCAAAATCTAGTATTTTACGAATATTCTTCAATACTCCTTTGTATTTCTCATTATCTTCTATAAGTTTTTGATTTTCCTCTTGAAGATGCTTTATATACAATTTCATTTTATTTACGACAGATTCTGACATATATTTAATACAAACATTGTTTTTATCTTAAATAAATTTAAAATCAATTTTCCACAACTGATTCTTAAAATGTTCCGAAACATTCGACTCAGGTCTCGCCTTCTCAACAAACTCAATTGCATCATGTATAGTTAAACCCAATTCAACAGCAACACAATACATTGCCATAACTTACCAACCAACTACCTATCATTAGGTTGAACATTGAACTGACTCGTTCTTGCCCCTATCACCCAGTCTGCCTATAACCACCTCCGCTTGGTGGCCATCCTTCTCAGTCCTCTCAATCAATTCTTTACACTCATTCTTTGAAAGGACTCTCAACAGTCAAAATCCTGTCTTTTACATACTCTTTTACTTTCATATGCTATTCTCTAAACTCAAATCCTTAAATATCTCTTTAAGTAAGAGAGGTTTATTTACGACTTTTTACATAAAGCATTGATCCAAGACCTGCTAAGAGAGCTATAAAAATAATGATGATGACAACGTAAATATCGAATCCAGTTGATGTTGGTGAAGTAGACCCTAGCAAATTGCCTGATGTTTTTGATTCCTGATTTGTAAAATATTCGTATTGATTAAGTTTGGGTTCAAAATCGATATTTTCAACATTTGGATTTTGTGAGGGATCAAGATTACATCTGTATCTTGAATATCCAGTTTGATTTTCACATGGTTTCTTTCCACTAATTGCATTTTGATCTGCAATGTAACCTTCTCCGAATTCATTTTGACATTTTCCAGAGAGTTTCACAAGGTTACCATCAATATCACTATCTTTCAAACAT